TAGTGATTATGACATTTCTGATGCTGTTATAATTGATGGCGATATTCATTGTCGTAGTATCAGTTGTAATGGCATTGTTGTTTGTAAAGGTTCTTTTACCGTTATAGAGGAAGGGGGTGATTATGGGTCACTCTAACGGTAAAATCACTGCACCTGTCGGGTTGGATAGTGATGTATATCCTACTCTAGGCATCGGTCCTACTAGTGATGGTTATGATTTAGGATATGCGTGCGCAAATACGCATGGGAAAATAAATAAATGGAGTAAATATAAACCTGTGAGGCAACCATACTTAGATTATCGTTCTGATTATTGGAAAGCTAATGATGGTTTATGTGGTCTAAGTGTAGTGGGATACATGTCGCCAGGAACGCTTAATAGCGGATTTCTAAAAGACCTTTTTAATGGCGTAGACTGGGGATATAATGCCCCTACTGGTGGAGATTCAGCACCTTATCGGATATTGGATTTCAACGGATATAATCATAATGCTATAGTTCCTTTTGGAGATGACGTTCCATCAGATGTATATTTGGACACATCTAATAATCTAGAAATACAACTTGAACAGACAACAAATGCTGATGATAACATTTTGCTATCCTATTTAAGCTATCAAGGAACTCCATTTTCTGAAATGTATGCAGGAGTAGGACTTTTACAAAATACTAGATACATTTTAGTAACATCTGAAAGTATGTTTACTGATTCAGTATCTATAAGATTATTAAATATAGGTGGTTATGTAGGTAAATGGAAAGTATCTTTTTTCTTGTCATCTAATAAAATAGGAGTAGATGATGAATTAAAACAAGGAATATACATACCTATTCCAGTAACACCAAAAACAATGACTATTCATGCAGCTGGATCTCTATACGTAATAGAAGCATTCGGTACATGGAACTCTTCTAATAACCAAATTACATACAACTTCATTATAACAAATAATAGTGGGTCATCTGTTACTATACGTGGTATAGTTCTTGTGTTAATGAGGACAAGAACAGTTCCAGAAGCTGGAGAAAGTGCTGGTTCATTACTTACAGGACTTACTGTACAGGTTCCGGCAAAAGGAACATATAGATCATCTATGTATTCCTTTAATGTTAGTAGAGATTTTTCTTATGATTATTATATTGCAGCAAGAGCCACAAGGGTAAATACCACCTATAATATGGTTGAAGATTACGCTCCATAAATTTATCAATCCCCAATAAAATAAGCCCGAAAGTTACACGAACTTTCGGGCTATTTTGTAACCTGAAAACAATATGAAACCGATACCTATGTATCCAAGATTGATTAGTATTTTTTGCCATTTAGACAATTCCTTTTCTACCTTTACTTCTACAATTTTCTCCACGGTTATTATCGAATCTTTCGTCACTACCGTTTCTTTTTCCAAGGATGGGATGCTGTCTTGTAGAAAGTCTTTCTTGTTTTTCAAACTATGAAAAAGCCTGCCATCCGACATTATTTTAGCGTCTGATACGGCTAATGATGTTTCCAAGTGTGAACTATCTTCAAATGTTGTATGTTGTATGTGTTCTGTTGGAAGAGTTATTATTTTTGATTGCCATACTACTCTTTCCGTTACTGTCGTGTTGTGGTCTACTATGGTTGTATTTGTCGAAGATGGAAGTAGCTTGCGTGAACAAGAACACGACAGTAACAAAAAAAATAGCAATATAGAAAACGGCTTATTCATGTGCGTTTTATTGTTAAAAACATTAAATCATATTATAAATCTGAAATTCATTTATTCGTCACATCAATCAACCCATATGAAATATATTTCAATTTCTTATAAGAAACATCTTTCTTATTGCTTCCATTGTCTTTTAAATTAATGTTTATTCAACATAAGTCGGGATTACTCCCGTTAAATACCCATCGCCAATGTTGGATGAGGTTTTCATAAGCAGCACCGTTTCACCGAATACGCTACTCCTTTTAACCACTTAACTTAGAGCTACAGACTTGGGTAAACATCCGTAGGTAACTATATATCATTCTCATCCAACGTAGCACTCAAAGTGCTTAGGCTAATAACCTGACTCCAAATGAAGCATATATAAAATATACAGTAAACTTTAATATCTTATATATTATTCGAGGTTATCGACAAGATTTGTTGCGATAAGCGAGATAAATTCCTCCTTCGGTATTTCCAATGCTTCGGGAGAGTTCCATTTCACTTTAATTGCACCGTCAGTACCAATAAGTTCAATGATTTTAGCGAATCCTTCAAAATCGAATTTTCTAGGCTTCATATCACATTCCTCTTTCATTTTCTCTTGGTATGCTTCGGAGTATGCTTTGTTCAGTTCTTCTGTTTCCTTGTTGAAATCTTCTTCTGTCTTTCTGATTTCATCCGCTTCTTTCTTTTCCTCTTTTGTCGCATCTTTCTTTCCGTCAATCTCTTTCATGCGATTGATTTTCTGTGCGCGCTCGTCATATCCTTCCTTCTTTATTTCTTTAAGAACCTGTTGCATATCATCATCGAATGCTTTTGCAGCTTTGTCGTAAGCGACACGCATAAGCATGATTTTTGCTTTCAGTTCTGATGGAAGTTCCTTCCCTTCTAGTGATAAGGGGATATTCAAGAGAGTTAATCTCTTTAAAAACATTTCTTGGTTCGTCATTTTTCTTGCTTTTTTTAGATTGAAACTGATGAGATGCCTTTCGTGTTAATGTATTTTGTAACATCAGTTACGAAAGAGCTGATGATGGTAATGATAGCAATTTGTGCTTCCAAATCGGGATGATCGTTGTAGTTGATTGCGATACCACCGTTCTGATTGAAATAGAATGTGGCGAGTTGGTTCTCTGATTCCAATGACTTCACCTCTCCGCCATCAAATGAATCAATGTTTTTTCCGTTTGATACGTTTACATTCGCATTCACCTTGTATTGTTTTTCCACATTAGCTTCATTGCTGAATGTTACGCTGGCTGAATTTACGCCAACGAGTGTTACTTTGTTTTCTTCTATAGCCATAGTTAAAAAATTATTTTATTGCAAAGATAACATAATCGTTTTTAAGTACCATTTTAAATATGTTAAAAAATACTAATGGATTTTTGTTTGTTGTAAATCATGCTCTTGTGCTTATTTTTGCTATTTTTGCAATAATTAAAAAATAATAACTATGGCTGATGTTGATTTAGGAGCATTAAAGTTTAAGATCGGTCTAGATGATTCCGGTCTTGACAAACAGATAAAGGATATACAGAAGAAGTTGCAGGACACTTTTAACCAGGAGATGTCCTTCAAGCCTATGTTGACCGATATAGGCAAAATGAATGACGAACTTAGCGAGGTTGTAGATAAGATAAACAAAGCGAATGAAAACGCATCCAAGGTAGGGAAAGGGAAGTCGAACAAGAAAATGGATATACTTGTTCAGATGGAAGAGTTGTCAAATAAGATTGTCGAAGCGACAAGAGAGTATGACAAACTGGAAAAGACTTACCGTAACCTAGGCAATGCAGGCGGAGATAAGGGGATGGCTACAAGAAAAGCCAATCTTGAAAGTCAGAAGAAAGTGATAGATGATCTTGTCGCTGAATTGAACAGATTGAAAACGGCATATTCCCTTACTGCTAACAGTGCGCCTAAATTGTCCATTTCCGATGAAAGAGAACTTAATCTTCTACGCCAGCAATACGAGATGGAGATTGCACGGACAAAGGAGATGGAAAAGCAAGCATCAAAGCAGGAGCAGGCGAGTAAGAAGATGCAGCAGACCAATCAGAAGTATCTACAATACCTTTCTGGTCAGTCTGGACTTGCCCTTGGTATGCCTGAGGGAAGTGCTGAGGACTTGAACAAGAAAATTGCCGCCATACAGAAACGCCTTGAACTATTGAATAAATTTAAGGTTGAAGTTCCTTTAAACAGCAATCAGATAACAAAGGCTGACGCTCTTATTCAGAAATTGCAAGGCAGATTGGAGAAGTTGCAATCATCTTTAAGAAAAACATCAACGAATGAATTGCTTAATATCAATCCTACGTCTATCAATCAGGCTAACAATCTTATTTCTGAATTGACGAACAGGCGTAATGCACTTAATACGACTGATGCAAACTATAACCGTACCCTTACTCTTCTAAACAGGAAGATACAGGAGCATAACAAGTTTGTAAACGAAGCCACATCCTATGGAACAAAGATGCAGCAGACCAATCAGAAAAATGCTGCAAGTTCAAAGGAGTTTTCCGAGGAACTGACAAAGCAGAGCAGAATGATGCGTGAGTTTGTTAATACGATAAAGACTTATGCCGGGTTCTACTTTTTCAGAGATATGTTTCAGGAACTTGTTGCCATTCGTGGAGAGTTCGAGTTACAACAAGTGTCATTGCGTGCCATCATACAGGATGCAAGACGGGCTGATCAGATATTCAGTCAGATTAAGGGTCTTGCTGTAATATCTCCTTTCCAGTTCAGCGATTTGGTTGGATATACCAAACAGCTTGCTGCATTCCAGATACCTGTCAACGAATTGTACAGTACAATGAAAAGCCTTGCGGACGTTTCCGCAGGTCTTGGCGTTGATATGGGACGTATCATTCTTGCCTATGGCCAGATAAGAAGCGCAGGTGTGTTAAGGGGGCAGGAATTACGCCAGTTGACAGAGGCCGGTATTCCTGCATTGGATTCATTGAGAAAAAAACTGGAAGAAGTAAGAGGTGTGGCTCAAACTACTGATGATGTGTTCAACGCCATATCAACACGTCAGATTCCTTTCGAGTATATTCGGGAGATGTTTACCACAATGACGGAAGATGGTGGTATGTTCTACAAGATGCAGGAAATACAAGCCGCATCTTTGAAAGGTATGGTAAGTAACCTTGCCGATTCATACAAGATTATGATGAATGACATAGGCGAGGCGAATGATTCCGTTCTGAAAGGAATTGTTGGAAGCATAACCGATGCAATGAACAACTGGAGATACTTCTCTAAGGCAATAGAGGGTGTTGCTGTAGGATATGCTGCGTTGAAAGGATTACAGCTAGCTAGAACAGCCATGCTCGGTAAAGAAGTTGTCGCAACAACTAATGCAATTAAGGCTGAGAAATTACGGGAAGCACAGTTGCTTAAACAGGCTGCAATGTATAGAACGCTAACTACTGCCGAGAGATGGAAGATAGCTACAGCATCCAAGCTGTCTGCCGTAGAGATAGCTGCTGCCGTTAATTCGGGAAAGATGTCAGCAGAGATGGCAAAACGTATTCTTGCCACGAATATGCTGACACAGGCTGAACGGCATCTTCTTGTCACCGAACTTAAACTGACAGGTGCGGAAGCTGCAAGAATGTTGTCTATGACAAAAACGACAATGTTGATGAACAGATTCAAACTGGCAACATTCGGTTTGACAAATTCATTGAAAACATTGTGGCTTACGATAAAGGCTAATCCGCTCATGACGATACTTACTGTTGCAGGACTTGTAGCGGAAGCGTTTCATATTATGTCTGCACGTTCGGAAGAGTTCAATCAGAAGATAAAGGATAGTGCAAAGTCTTTCCGTGAATCATACAGTGATTTGCAAAAAGACCTTGACAAGATAAACTTCGATAAACTCACCCCGGAAAACCTTGAACAGCTTGACACGAAACAGTTGCAGACGTATGAAGAAACACTGACTGGAATATTGTCTAAATATGGCAATATGGGGCAATATATAGTACAAAACAGTAAGAAAATAGATGATCAGAGATCTCGTGTGGAATATCTGCAAAAGTCAGCATCGGAACTAGAGCAGGTTTATAAACGTGCTGCTGAAAATGCGGATATAATGTTCAAGGCGGATAAGGCAACATCTACGGGCGTATTTGGCGATTCATTCTCTGATATGCTTAAAGATTACGAGAAGTCGTCTGTAAAACTCACTTCGGCAAGTAAGGATATAGAAGAGTTTCGTGGGCAGATAGTACAGGCATCCAAGGAGATTATAAATATGGGTAAGGGTACTAAGGAATGGAGAAACGAACTTACCGAACTGATAAACAAAGGGGCTTCGGCGGCTACTATTGTAGAGAAGATACGTTCTTTGGCTGAAACGTCAGGAGATGCACGGACATTTGAAATATTCAAGAACAAAACCCATTTTGACAGTGAGGAATTGTTGAAGGAGTATGAGAAATTGAGGATGGGCATTACGGATGAAGTAAAAAAACTTGAATCATCATTTAATTTATTTGCAAAATATACTGAGAAAAAACTTAAAGATGTATTTGGTAATATAGATGTAAAAAACCTTACTGATGAGCAACAGAAACAATTAAAGATACATCTTGATGAATTTGCAGTAGCTAATGAATTAGGGGAAAATGCTAGAAAGAAATTAAACGAACTAGCAAAAGAAAGATGGCGTATTCAATTTGAACTTGATGATAGGGAAGCCCAAGCAGGATTGACAGGATGGAAGAAATCTCTTGACGAGATTACAGGAAAAGCGTGGACTATAACAATCAAAACGTCAGATATAAAGACTGTAGAAGATTTCTTTAATGCCGTAAAAAAGGAATATAAGGATTCAAAAAGTACAATAGAAAACTATCAGAGAACTATTGACAAATTTTCCAAAGAGGGTAAACTGAAAAAAGTAGGGGATAAATACGAACTGACAGGATTGGTAGACCCTGAAGAACTTGAAACATTAAGGCAAATAATAAGCGAGTTTAACGCTGCCAACGAAGCGATGTCAAAGGCTACGGGAACAGCAAAACAATTCAACCTTGAACTGGAAAAGCAGAAAAAGGAAGCACAAAAAAGAGATCCTCTTGCTGACCTTTGGAAAAACAGGTTGTCATTGCTTGAATCCGCCTATTCCAAGTTCAAGGATTTGAGCATTAACATAGGTAAGGAAGAAGCCAAAAAGCAGATTGAATCCATCTACGGTTCACAGGCGTTAAAACTTGGCGTAGACCTTGTATATGACAAACAGGCTATTGTTGACAATTACAACAAGGCTGCAAAGGAATTGGAAACACGTGTTCCACAGGATGCTGTTAAAAATGCAAGGAAAGCAGCCGAATTGTCCTCTGAAATTTATGTTGATGCAGCCAAGAAGGTGATGAAGAGGATTACGGATGAGTTTGACAGATACAAGAACAAGTATGACTTTTACAGTGACATACTTGGAATAACGGGTGATTCCGAACTTGCCTTAGACCTTGCCGTTCAGTTCAGTGGTGATACATCTACTATGGCTGAAAGTTTTGCGGCAGGAATATACAACAATCTGCAATCCGCATTGGCAGGAATGAATCTTGACCTTGGCGTTTCTGTTGTGCCCGATACATCTTCATTCACCTCAATGAACCAGTATATAAATCAGATACAGGAAGCAATTAAGGGGAATAAGAATATCGGAGAAGATCAGAAAGAGGTTATCCAAGGAATGATTGATGCATGGAAAGGCTACTTTGGTGAGATGGCAAAGCAATATGCTAATGACCTTGAAAAATATGGTGACTACTACACCCAGGTTGATATTATTAGAGAGAAGTACCGTCAAAGGATTGAAACGGCAAAGGGTATGGGCAACACATCCTTATCTTCCGCCTTGCAGAAAAGTGAAGAGATGGACTTGTTCAAGTTGACCACAGACTATCAGAACTTCTTCGGTGCTGTTGAAGCGATGTCTATGGAAGCTGCAAATACCGTTGCCGACAAGGTAAGGGAAATGCTCAACAGTGCATTTAGATCTGGTGCTATCAGCGCAAAGGAATACATGAAAGAACTTGAACGCGTGGACAAGCAGATAGAGAAGATGATGAAGAACAACCAGTCTGACTTTCAGACGTACATGAAGGAAGGTCTTGACGGTCTGTACAACAAGCGTTATGATGCAGGAAAGTCAAAGATGATGGCAGGCATGAATGATATGCAACAGGCTATGGCTGACATAGAAAATGCTTCCAAGGCATACGAGGACGCGATGAAGAACGGTGATGAAGAAGCTGCCAATGCCGCTTTGAGTGCCAAGTCGGAAGCCGAATCAAGATACAAGAGCGGACAGGAAGCTGTCAAGACTGGTAAAGGAATGATGGCTGCCGCACAAAACGCTTTGCAGACGGTAAATCTTATCGACTTTATCATAACCAACATATACAATGCCATAAGGGCTATACAGCAGATAATAGCATCCGTGTCCAATCTTATGGATTCTATGGGTAAGGATACTGACAGCGGCTTTATGCGCGAAATGAACCAGTTCTCGGAGGCTATGGGAGTTATGAACGAAGGCGTGAAGAAATCATGGGATTCATTTAAAAGCGGTGACCTTTTTGGCGCAATAGGCTCGGCTATATCCATGCCGCTTGATGTTATTGCTACGTTTAACAGACAGCATGACAAAAGGCTTCAAAAACATATAGAAAATCTTGAATTTGAATCAAAGAAGTTGACCAATATCTATAATATGCTTGAAAAGGAATTTGAGCACATTATAGACCCGGCAAAACTTGATGAGGTTACATCCCAACAGGTATCAAATCTGAAAGAACAGTTGCAAATTCAAAAGGATATTCTAGCAGCCGAAGAGGACAAGAAAAAAACTGACAGGGAAAAGGTAGAAGATTACAAACAGACCATAAAAGAATTAGAGTATGAGATAAGATATTATACGGAAACGCTTGCTAGCGAATTGTACAGCATTGACTTGAAAGGCTGGGCTAGTCAGATAGGTGACGCTCTTGTCGAAGCATGGCTGAAAGGTGAGGATGCTGCAAAGGCATACAAGGATACCGTAGCGGACGTTATGAGAGATGTTGTTAAAAGCTGGGTTCAGCAGCAGTACATAGAAAAGGCAATGCAACAGGTACAGACTACATTATTTGGAGCGGACGGTAAAGGTGGTATGTTTGCGGATAACAAGATAGACAAGGATGAACTTATAATACTAGGAAATGTAATGGGCTCATTGGAATCAGCCTTTGCGGAAGCCGGGGGTGTAGTCAATGAGATAAACAACGCCCTTGGTGGTATGCTTACCGAAACGGAGGAAAATGCTGAAGGTCTGTCCAATGCCATTGCAGGAGTTGACGAGAATACGTTCAACCAGGCATTGGGTTATCTTAACGGAATGAGATACGAAATGGTTGTACAAAGCGATCTTCTCCGTCAGTTGGTATCGTTAAACGGTGGTTCGGCAGGAACGGGAGGAACGAACATGACAGCCATACAGCAGTCACAGTTGGAGGTTCTCACCCAGCAGCTTGCCGCAACTATGGCGATAAAGACAGCACTTCTAAGTGTCATTTCCATTGCCCCAAGGTCAGGCGGAAATGCGATAAAAGTTATAATTGACTAAAACAAACGCCCTGCTAGCTTCACAGTTGGCAGGGCGTTTGAGATTGATTATGAACAAAAAAAAATCCAATCACTTGAGGTGCTTAGCGGAATCGAACCGCTGTTGTCGGTTTTGCAGACCGTTGACTAAACCACTCATCCAAAGCACCGATTGTGATGCAAATATAGAAAATTATTTTTAAAGTTAGATGGTTTCTAAGACTATTTTTGTTATTTTTGCACTAATAAACAATGTACACGAATGGCTATATCTAAATATTTTATAAAGAAAGGAAGCGATACGGCAAAGGATTTGTATGCCACATACAGGCTGTATATACTTGAAAGCAAGGGATTATGGGATTTGCCGACAAGAAAGGAAGCCTATGCCGAAAAATGGTATGACAAGAACGGTCAGAAGGTGTACGAACCTGTCACGCCTGTTTATCAGCCAACGGAAGTAAGCATAACATTTGCCGCTTTGGGAGATGTGGAAACGGTAAAGACGAATATCCGTTCGTTCTATTCATATATAACCAATGTGATACCTGCCACTCCCGGTACGCCATACGGTTCATCCTCTTTCTCTATATGGAATGATATATGGGGGGAATCGGCAAAGCAGGTGATAAGATGCACGGGTTTTGAAACAGGCGCAAAGCTGAGTTATCAGGACGTTCAGGACTTGCAGAACCCGGACCGACTTGTGTCCGCCTATACATTTTCGTTAAATTTCAGTATTGACCAACCAACGCTTTAAAGACCAATGATTTTACAGATTAAAAGAGGAAATAGGGTTATTGCGGAGAGTGCTGATTTTTCATACAGCCCGTCTTTGCAGGAAGTGAGAAAATTGACTTGTGAAGTCGTTTCCGTTGTTCCGATAGAGTTCAAGGCATACAACTCAAAGAGTGAATCGGAATACGATACAGTCGTATATAACGGTAATACATTCATCCTGTACCAAGCCCCATCGGGAGATAATCTTAACGAAGCAGGGAAATACAAATACTCCCTTCTATTTTACGGTAAGGAGGTGCTTTTGCAGAATGTGGCGTTTCTTGACATAGTAAGCGGAACAGGTGGGGAAATAAACAAGATAAGATACACACATGGCGGTCTGTTCCAGTTTTGGGGTGATGCAAAACAGCTTGCAGCACGTATAGAAGCGAATATACAGTCTTACAATGCGTCATTGGGTGCAGGATATACAGGCATTGGCACATGGACGCTCAACGTGGATGCAGAAGGCGAACTGACGGAGGATATGATTGACATAACCGATGGGACTAACCTGTTTGAAGCATTGAAGAACTTCTATGACAAGTTTTATCTAAACTATTATTTCTCTACAACAGCCAATGGAGGAATAATAACCATTACAGATAAGGCTAGACCGTCTGTGAACTGGACGTTCAAGCAGGGTGACGGTGGGGGTGCTGTAAAAGTTTCCTCTTCCGTAGATACAAGCACACCTGTCATAACCCGAATCATACCACAAGGCGGAAGCAGGAACGTTCCGCCCGAATACAAGAAGGACGCTAAGCCTGCCGATGAATCACGCTATTGCCCGTACATCCTTCTTCCGAATGATTCTGACGGGAATATAAGATATTATATTGACAGCGAATACGGATTGAAGAACTATGGTGTAAGAGGGAAAACCATATCAAACACGTTCAGTGGGATATATCCTTCCATCAGAGGGAAAAAGCTTGGCGATCTGTACCCGTCAGGACTTCCCGAATGGGATACATACAAGGCGGATGGAGAACCAGACCCTCAATCGGGAAAGGTGGCAGGTGAGGGTGCTAGCGCAGCAACACGAATAGATAAGATTATCGGGTCTACTCCTATAAAGAGTGATGATAGTGACAGTTTCTTCATTTATATGACCTCTCCAGGATTCAACCTAGGGTACAAGGTATATGAGGACGGTGATTCATCCGACAAGATAAACGACAATGTGCAGCCCCAGTACAAACCCCATGCTATGTTTGACAAGTACAGGGATTTTGAGAGTTTTGATATATATAGTACAAGGGCATATTATGACCAGCCTGTAAAGGTTACTGCCACATTCTCAGGAAAAATGCTTTTCAGTGTATTGCCCATAGGAAGTGATGCTGTAGGGAAAAAGGTGAAGATTAATCTACGTATGGTTACGAACCGTGTATTGGGTCAGGCTTCTCCTTTGAAAGAGGTTGTTATCGGAGAGGAAGGTGCTACTGGCATGCTTGAAATACCTTACGACAAGACTGCTCTTGTAGGATATATAGAAAAAGGTCAGAATACGACAGTTACCATACGTGTTGAGTTCACGTTTGATTCCGATGTTCCTGCCGGAAGCTGTAAGATAGGCTTTAGTGAGGAAATGACCTGTAACATACATTTCGGTAATCAGGACGGTTCACAGGACAGGTTCTATTATAAATACGCTTCTGTAACGGACGCGGTGTTCAGTATGCGTACAGGAACTTATACGGGAACGGAATTTAAGATAAACAAAAACGGTATTATTCCTCTTTACGGTGAAGTAAACGGTGATACGGGAGAAACGGAAGAGGATGTTGCCATGTTTAATAAGGGAGCACGATATAAAATATCATGCTACAGAACAGATAGCGACAATGCCAAACTTCCCCTTTACACGGATGGTAAATCTCCTTCAATTGCGGCAGGAACGGAGTTTGTCATTCTGAATATCGTCATGCCCGAATCTTATGTGACAATGGCTGAGAACACGCTTGAAAAGGCGGCTCTTGACTACCTGTCAAGATATGACCATGAGAACCGAACCGTTTCACTTGACATATCTAGCGGATTTGTCGCAGAGCATCCTAACCTTTTCATTGACTTCATAGAAGGAAATATGCTAAAGGTAAGGGATGATGGAATAGGCGTGTTCGATTTCTCTGATAACGGTCAGATAGTGGATATGCAGTTACAGATACAGTCTTTGGAGATTAAATATTCCAAGGATAATATGTTCCCGTCATATTCATGCACCATTGCAAGAAGAAAGATACTGTCTTTCTATGAACGGCTGGCACAGGAGAATCAGACTGCTTCAACACAGAATACGACAAATGTAACATTGGGTGGAAGTGGTACGGGAAGCGGAACAAATATTTTCTCTGAACAGCTACTTAATGACCTTATTGCATCGTTTCAGAAGTTCAACGGATGGTTTGAATGGGATGAAGTAAACCAAGCGTTACGATGCAAGTCAGCGTTCTATACAAACCAATGGATATCAGCGTTGGGCGCACAGAGTGGTAGCGGAGAACCGGGAGGTGGAGAAGGCGGACTGATTAAGGCCGTGTACGGATTTGCCGATTTAGGTAAGACGTTTGACGATTCCAACCTTAGCAATACATTCAACGCATATACCATCAACGAGATATGGAAGCTAGCCAAGGAAGGCGGAATGAATACGGACAAATTGTGGCAGGAGTTGGGAAAGGATGATCCGACAAAGAAAATTCACATATCCCATATTCCTGACAATAAATTTGTAACGCTTGATACGGAACAGACAGTTACTGCAAGCAAGATATTTACTGGTCAGTTGTCTACGGCAAATGTAGTTCCTAGCGTGAACAACGCATCCACACTTGGTCTTGAATCGAAGAGATGGGAGAATATTTATGCTGTAGATGCCAATATAAGCGGCACGGTAAAAACACAGTCGTTGCAGGTTGGCGATATAAAGATTATATATGATTCCGTAAACAAGGCAGTAACATTTGAGCATATAGATGGAAGTACGGAAATAGGTTTCTATACCAGAGGATGGATTTCCGCTTTGGGCGTATCTCCCGGAGGGAGCGGTGGTAGCGGTGGTGACGGACTTGTGAAAAACGTATATGGTTTTTCCAATCTCGGCACAACCTTCTCCGATTCAGACCTTGACAATACATTTAATGCGTACACGATAAACGAGATTTGGAAAATGGCGAAGGAAGGTGGTGGTATAAAAAACATCACCCAGTCGGGAAGTGGAAATGCCGTAACAAACATGGCACTTAGTTCTGACGGGAAAACCATCACTGCCGTATTCGGGGAAACATTCGCTAGACAACAGGATTTTGGCACACTTAACAATACTGTAACACAGTTAAGCAATAAGCTGAACAACTTCCTAGAAGGAAGCGATGCTGATAACATTATCAACAAATGGAAAGAACTTGAAGCGTTTCTTGACGGTCTTACAGAAAGCGATAATTTAGCCGATCTTCTTGCGTTAAAAGCGGACAAGACCATAACGATAAGCGCAGGAACTGGTCTTACGGGAGGTGGAAACCTGTCTGCAAACCGCACATTGTCACTAGCTACATCAGGAGTGAAAGCTGGTACATATACGAAAGTTACAGTAGACACCTACGGACGTGTTACAGTCGGTGATAATCCTACCACATTGGCAGGGTACGGGATTACTGATGCCGTTACCTTGACTACTGCTCAGACTATTTCGGGAAGAAAAACGTTTAGTCAGAACATAGTATTCAACAATAACGGTGGTATAACATATACTGATTCAAATGTAGTATTAAGAAACTCAGACGGTCATACAATACTAGCTAGCTTTGGAAATGGCGAAATAAATCTAAGACCGAATGGGTATAATAATACGGAAGGTGCTGTTTGGATTAATAAGGCAGGAAATGTTCAAGCACCATCAGTGTCAACAAATACCATTACGATAGGAGATGCCCAACTTGTTTACGATTCGGCAAACAAGGCTCTGAGAGTGAAGCATAGAACAGACGGAAACACGGTAGGATTCTACTCGGACGGTTGGGTATCTGCTCTTGGTGTGAAAACAGGTGGTAGCGGTGGTGGTAGCGGTGTTGTAAATACCGTTTACAGCTTCGCAAACCTTACTGACGGCACAACCTTCTCCGATTCAGACCTTGACAATACATTTAATGCGTACACGATAAAGAAAATATATGACATGGCTGGACAGGGAGGACTTGACGCTACAGCCATGTGGAATGAATTGAAAAAGGCTGATTCAAGTAAAATCATAGATGCAAGTCATATACCTACATCCGTACTTGATGGCAGATGGGTGAAAAAGACTGGCGATACTATGACTGGAACACTTACATCCGCATCTTCTTCCGGCTCAATCGTATTCAAGGGATTGGAAAATTGTGATATTACCAATATATATAAGGATAACGGAGTTATCAGGAACGATGATGGTGAGCTTACTTCTATAAGAAACGGATTAAGGTTCAACTGGTATGACACATACTGGTATATAGGAAACATTAGAGGAAGTAGTACGGATAGTGCAGGATTTGGTGTCGTAGACCATAACAACAAGCTGGTTTTACGTGTCACTCCAAATGATGTGAGAGCACCTAGGTTTATGTCAACTGTTGCCACAGGGTTATCACCGTTGATAGTTTCAAGCAATACGCTTGTTAATAATTTAAATGCAGATTTACTAGACGGTTATCATCAATCTTCATTTTTACGGGCAGATGGTGTTAACCAATATGTAACACTTTCCGGCGGTGACGGAAATAATGAAGGGTACAGATTGGTATTTGAGGGTACTGTGACGGGTGGATGGTATATTAACAGTATGACACTTCTAGTAAATAGTAGGCACGCAGGTACAGGTATGATAAGTATTGTATTTCATACAACGAATCAAGAGAGTACAAGTTATATTGGGTCTTTGAATTATTACGGAAGCACTATTGGACTTGGTGATACAATGTGGAGATTATTCTATAATACTACAACCAAGAAAGTAAGACTGTTTTGGCGTTTTTATGATTACAGTGATTGTCAAGTATCAATCTTAAATAGACGTGGCATTATCACAAACATATCCAACAAGACTTGGTACACTACTATACCGTCAGATAGTGGCTCAGAGCTTCCAGCATATTATAACTGGGCTAGTTCCGCTCACGCTCTTGCCACCTCCCGTACCCTTTGGGGGCAGCCTTTCAACGGTACAGCTAATGTAAGCGGAGATATGACGGGTGTTGGTAACATAACGATGAGCGGTGTACTGACAATAAAGAATTCAACCTACAACAAACAGCTTATAATATGGTCAGCAGGTTCTACTGCAAAGAATCAAGGAGAAGGTATTTGGTTCAGATGTGATGATGCAACCCAAGAAGTAGTATTACGCCATGAATGGTATGATACATTTGTTCCCGGATATGGACTTGCTGTCAGCAAGCATGATTCATTGGAAGCAGGGGATGCAAATATGTTCTTTTACAATACAGGACGGTTCATAGCAAAAGCACCACAAGGAACATCACCCTATCAATGCGTGTCTACTACTGTAAACGCCAATCTTAATGCAGACCTTCTTGACGGGTTGCATGAAAATTCGTTTTTAAGACACCGAGATACTTACGGTATTGACGGATATAATACTTTGTGGGCACAGATAGGAATAAGACAGTATAACAATGCAAAGCCAGACGGAATGGCTAATCCTATATATGATTATGGGGCTGTCGTATCTTTACCAGCAAGTGGTCCAAGATTAGATATATGGTATAACCGTAATTCGTCAGCGTCAGATTACAATACAAATGGCATCCAGTATAGGAGTGGATTTAATGACGATAAAAAACCTTGGAGAATGTTACTTGACAGTGCAAACTATGCCAGCTATTCTGACGGACGTTACGTAAAGAAGTCGGGGGACACCATGACAGGGGATTTGACGATGAACAATACCAAAGGATTCAATATCGGATGGTCAACTAGAGTGGTTAAGACTTCGAGTGTTTGGATTCACGGTGGTAGTGATACAGCTTCTTCAACCGATGCAAATTTACGTTTCGGCTCATGGCAAGGTATAGGCTGGTATCCTACAATAGATTCTACCAGCGGTGTAAGACAAGGAAACAATGCCATGTGGCTGAATGTAAGAACAGGGGTATTAGATGTACACAGCAACATTACTTCCCATAATGGTTATCTTGCTGCAAACTGGGATTCGGCTAGACGGTTGGTATTGGGCGGTGGAAGTTCCTATGTTTGGATTGATTCAAGAAATTCAAGCAATAGTGTATTATGTAATATTTTACTGTACGATAATAAGGTTGTAATAGGTAATTATGCTGAATCGAGAAGGTTTGTGTCCACCGTAGGCAAAGGTACACAACCGTATCAGTGCTCGTCAACAACGTTGAACTCTAATTTAAATGCGGACTTGTTTGATAACTGGCACTTGAATTTCTTCCCTAGAAATTACAATAACGCTAGAACTTATGCAGTACAATTTGCTCTAGGTGGTACTGATAATAATTGGAGAAAGATATTTGCTTGCTCTGAATCGGAAACCGTACCATATAAGTCTGTAACGGTTTGGGGTCAGATATGGTATGCCTATGGAAATCATGCACAGTCAGAAGTATGGAGTTATCACTTCTGTGCCATATTTTATATGAGAAGTGGCCCTAGTCCTTCTGATAGCAGTGTGGGAAATGTTGAAAATTCAGCACGCCTTTATCTCCCCACATTTGCAAAAGGAATGGATAACATTCGCCTTGTACGTGTAGGAACAAACAATTTTGAATTGCAGGTGCGTCAGATTGGTTCATATCACAATGGGCATATACAATATCAATTTTGGTCTAGTGGTGCTAACGTTTCCGCATGGGAAAGTCTGCAATCCACATCCAATACGTCTGTGGCTGTATCGGCAGGAGGTGCTTCCACGTTGGCTGACAGTAGGGCTTCTAGTGCGGATGTGTGGACTTCTGCTAGAACATTCTATATACAAGACCATAACGCTGCCCATACGGGTACTGGTATTAGTGTAAACGGCTCTTCAAATGTATATTTAAAACTCCCAAGTTCCATCCAATGCTCCGATTGGTTCAGAAGTACGGGAAATTCAGGGTGGTATCATCAGAATTATGGTGGTGGAATATATATGGAAGATAGCAATTTCATACGTAATTATGGCGGTAAGAGATTACGTATTCAAACAGACACCTATGACACTCTCCAGTTGGTAAGAAGCAGCGGTTCCGGAGGTAGCTCCATAGCTTTTTATAATGGTGGAGGGACTTTTAGGGGTCAATTAGGTGTGAACGCATCTAGCTGGTTTTCGTTTGATACTGGTACTGCTACGGCTAATCAAAATGTGGTTGAAATATCCCCAGCAGGAGGAATCCATTCAAAGGCAGAGATAACAGCTAAGGCTAGCGGTTCTGATATTAGACTAAAGAAGGATATTCAGAATTACAACGCCATGAATATCATAAACAGGTTCAGGTCTGTAAAATACCACTGGAATGACATTGCCAAGGCTAATTCAGAGGTGTACAATAATGACTATGACCAGTTTGGTCTGATAGCACAAGACCTTATAGCAGGCGGATTTGAACAATGGGTAAGGGATGTGTTCCATGATTACTATACGGTTACTTATGAAAGACTTATCCCCGTTGTATGGAAAGGTTTGCAAGAAGTTGATGATGAGGTTACAAGATTAAAGAAAAGAGTAAGAGAATTGGAAAAGAGATTAGGTATTAACAATTAATAAATAAAAAAATATTATGGGTCATTCTAACGGAAAGATTACAGCCCCGATAAACCTTAGTGGTGACGTTTACGCCACTCTTGGCATAGGCAGTGTGAATGGGGCTTACGATTTAGGATATGCTTGTGCAAACACCCACGGGAAAATAAACCCGTGGGCACGGTACAAACCTGTACGTTACGAAAGCCTTGCACCTGGACCAAATGAAAAATGGTGGCAAGGATGGGATGGTAACTGTGGTGTCAAACCTTTTCAAATGGCAGGATACTGGGATGCGCCAAAACACGCAGATGGAAGTATGAACGGATGGGAATACACCCCACCGACAGGAGGGAAGTTCCCATTTCGTCTTACCGACTTTAACGGATACAATCATAAAGCCAGAGCACCAATTGGCAATTTTCTTGTTCCCACTCAGGCTACAAACCAATTCACAAGTAGTTCTTTCACTGCTTCATGTACCATTATGATGCCCTCAGAAGGTTCCCAATTGCTGGATGAACTTAACATAGGGGATATTTCAACCGTAAAGGATTGCTATTTCGGAATATATGCGAAACAACGTAGTGGAAATCAGGGTAGAAGAGTTACAGCAAAAAATAAAATAGGAAGTGGGTATGCTATGGCGGAAATGATAACTTATGGTATGCCTACGGGAACTTGGGATGTTTACCCTTTTCTCTGTACGGCAATTCTTGAGCAGGACGCTTCTGATGTAGCCAATGACTGCTATTCAATACCTTTGTTATCAAGTAAGTCAATAGAGATTATTTCTTCTTATGTAAGCATTACCGTGCTTGCCGGACTACTTCCATCAATAGCTGGAAATACTACGGTTACTATAAGAGTAAGAAACAGTTCGTCAGGTACAATCACTTTCAGGAACAATGCTTGGCGGACACGTTTTACAAATAAGGATTTCAAAGACCCATTGGTAATGGGAGAACAATATGGCAGTATATCCGATTTTGATGTTCCTGCTGGCACTACCAAGGAAATGGAGATAACAGTATCGGTTTCGTCACAATTGGTTCAGGCTAAGAACGCCAAATTGTGGGTAAGTCTTAATAGTGCAAGTTACATAGGCAGCTCCATATTCATGGTGGCTCCCGACCAATAAAATAATAAGTTATGAAAAAAGTGGATGTATTAATCAAAGGTAATCTCTGCTGCTCGGCAGCAGGGGGGCTGATTGCTTGCCGGCAAATTCCCTCTGACTATGATGTAAGCGGGGCTGTCACTATTGAAGGTGACACCCGTTTTACTTCTATTGATGTAAAGGACAAGACTGTCCTAGTTCTGGGTCATATAACCGCTTTGGAGAAAGGAGGTAACAATGGCTCATTCTAACGGAGTGATTACCGCACCTGTCGGTATAGATGCTGATATAGCTCCCGTACTGGGAGTAGGTAGTTATGACTTGGGTTATCTTTGTTCCAACGCCCACGGCAAGATTAACAAATGGAGCTATATAAAACCTAAGGAAGCCAATACTCCAGACTTTAACATGGGTGACTTTTCCGAGATAGCCGATTGCTATTTCGGTGTCTACGGTGAGCTACTCACGCCTAAAGGCGTGAGCTTCTTCCTGCTTCTTCCTGTCATTGCTTTTATGACAGTCCACAGGCTTAACTTTCCCACGCTCCGTGGGTAGGGCTTTTAAGCCAAATTCCTTTATATTGCAAGCGGCATTGAAGTCACGGTCATGGTGTGTGCCACATTCCGGACAGACCCAACTGCGCTCGCTAAGTTTCAATCCTTTATACACATAGCCGCATTTGCCACAGGTCTTTGAGCTTGGGGCAAATCGGTTTATATGAATGAGGTTCACGCCATACCAACTGCATTTGTATTTAAGCAGCGTAAGAAACATCCCGAAAGATGTGTCACCTACTGCCTGTGCCAAGTGGTGGTTTTGCATCATTCCTTTCACGTTCAAATCCTCCATGCAGATGGTACGCACTTGGCTGTCGTGCGTCAGTGCATAGGTGATTTTGTGAAGGTTATCCTTACGGCAATTGGCAATATGTTCATGCAACCTAGCTACGCGAATGCGTGCCTTGTTTCGGTTGGCAGAACCTTTCTTTTTGCGGCTCAACCGCTTTTGAAGTAGTTTCAAACGATCAAGGCTTCGTCGCAGGTTTTTCGGGTTGTCAAACGTTCTCCCGTCAGAACATACGGCAAGCGATTTGATACCCAAATCTATACCCAAACACGTATCGCCCTGTATTGGTGTTACCGGAAGTTCTTCAATGTCCGTGTCAACCAATACGGAAGCGAAGTATTTTCTCGATGGTGTCATGCTGATGGTGACGGTTTTGACCGTTCCCTTGAATTTGCGGTGAAACACAGCAGGAATATCCTTTACTTTCGGTATGGTGATTGTTTCTTTGCCGAAATCCACGACACAATGCTGGGGGCACTGAAAACTCTGCCTGTCCTTTTTGCTTTTTAATTTAGGGAAGCCTACTGCATGAGTATCACGGAAAAAGTTCTTAAAGGCAGTATCAAGATTGCGGATGGAATTAAGAAGGGCTTGTGAATTTACTTCGTTAAGCCATTGTTTATCTTTCTTCAATTCGTTAACCATAATATCCTGAACAGTCTTGTATGATACGGGCTTTTTCTCATGTTCATATACTTCAATCTTTAGCTTGAGTGCCCAATTATAGACAAAGCGGCAGCAGCCGAAGGTCTTGGCAAGCAAAACCTTCTGTTCTTCTGTCGGATAGATTCTATATTTGTAGGCTCTCAGCATAGATTATTTGTTATTAATTGTATTGCAAATATATAATATTATTCTTATATTTGCAAGTGAAAAAAACTTTTTTTTATGACTTTAGCAAAAAGATACACATCAAATGCACATTGCGTTTCCAATTTGGGATATCATGTTGTATTCTGTCCTAAATACAGGCGGAAAGTACTGTTAAACGGGGTGGATGAACGATTGAAAATTCTGTTGCAGCAGAAAGCAGACGAACTGGGAATCACCCTGGAAAACATGGAGGTCATGCCTGACCATGTTCACCTTTTTATACGAAGCAAATCTACATACGCCATTCATTTTGTAATAAATCAGTTGAAGGGTTATTCTTCGGTTTGCTTACGAAAGGAGTTTCCATGGCTGCGTAGCCGATTACCATCACTTTGGACACGATCCTATTTTGTAGAATCTGTTGGTCATATATCCGAGGAAACGGTAAGAAAATATATAGAAAACCAAAAGAATGTATGAACAAAAGCGGGAATTCCCGCTTAATTCTTAAGCACAAGACCAGTCAGATGTCCAGACGTGTTACTGCTGACAAGAAGATAGGAACAGGATACGCTATGGTGACTGTAAACTCGTGGGGTATGACTGCTGGTGATTGGGAAGTTTATCCTTTCCTTAGTACAGCTATATTGAAGCAGGATGACCCCGATATTGCTCATATAGCATACACTGTTCCAATGGTAAGTAAAAGAGATATAGAGATAGTTGGTTCTTACGTAAGCATAGCAATAATTGGTGGAGTGATGCCATCCGTTATGGGATATATTGAAGTTACCGTAAGAGTGAGAAACGGTTCGAGTAGTTCTATTTCTTTCCGTAATAATAGTTGTATGTCTAGGTTTGCAAGTAAGAAATTTGAAGATCCTATGGTTATAGGTGAATCAAGAGAAACAATAGAGGATTTTTCAGTATCCGCCAATTCCAGCATTGACAAGAAAGTGAGAATATTAATATCATCGGAACTGATTCAATCGGGCAGTTGTAGAGTATGGGTAAGCCTTAACAGTGCGGCATATAAAGATAGTACATTGCTTCTTTCTATGGGTCCTAGGTTATAAGCACAATCATCCCCCTTGCCGTTTACCAGCAAGGGGGAGTGTTTATTTCGTTTTCATTAGTTTTTCCTCAAACTCCGCAATGATACAGTCTGCATCACCGCCATGCACCCAACTCTCTAATATTGAAGAGAGAACTTCGATTGCTTTTTCAACCGAAACATTATCCGTTACACGTTCCATCGTTCAATCTCCTTTCGTTCCAAAATAAATAGCACCAAGTATGACAAACGAGCATCCGCAAAGGAATGCAAATATATGACTAACTATTGCGTTCATTGTTTCAATCCTTTAAAAATATGACTAATAACATCTACCGTCCATCCGTTACCAAGCATCTTGTAACGCTGTGTGTCGGATATCCCATCCCATATATACCATTCGGGAATAGTTTGAAGCCGTGCACACTCGGTTGGGGTAAGACGTCTAATTCTCGCACCAATTTGAACACATGGTTGTGTGCTTCCATCATTTCTAGCCCTTGCCAGCAGTGTGCATGATTTGCCCGATTTTATTTCACGGAAATGTTTTCCTCCAAATCCACATATCGTTCCCGAAACAATTATCAGATTATCCTTTTGTACGGTTGTAAGGCAATTGTTTTTTCCATCTTCCCTGGGTTCAAGCTGTTGGATATTCTTTCTCTGTTCCTTTACAATCCCGGCTTCATATTCCTTTCTTATCTGTTTTCCATATTCGGTTCTTTTTGGAGTAAGGCAGGCTGATTCACGCCCTCGCATCGCAACACATGTCGGATCATTTTCCGTCTTTACCCTGCCCTTCAAGCATTCAATCATCTTGTCAGACAAGAAATATTTTTCATCAACCTCTTCTTCAAGAATATCCTTTAAAAGTATTCCCCTATCTTCTGGCTGTGGAATATCGTCATGGATATCCGTCCAGTATATACGCTTTCTGTTTTGTGCCGATACAAGGGCGGAGTTAATATGTATTCCTTTCCTACCCATTGTTTCATTGAACACAGATTCCCATTTATTTCCCATTTCCACATTTTCAAGGAAGAATTTGGGATTGTCACCACGCTCAATAAGTTCGTGGTATATACGTATGTATTCCCAAAACAGATAGGATTGCCCTTCAAACTCGAAACCGTTCTCCTTCAATTCAAGATACGTTTGCAAGTCTAAAACCTCCATGCCTTCTTTCGTTGAAAGCCCTTTTCTCTTGCCTGACATGGACAGGTTCGTACATGGCGATCCTCCGATTATCAAGTCTATCTTATCCAGCAAGCTAATATTCAACTCTCTTACATCACCAAGTTGTATGGTGTCAGGGAAGTTCTGCATAGTTGCTTTTATGGCAAATTTGTCCACTTCGGACGCATAATATTTTTCTACAGGAATGCCAAGTTCGGAAAGTGTTATTTGTCCGCACGACATTCCATCGAAAAGGCTTAATACATTCATCGGTATATTTTTTTTAAATTTTCAGCAAATATACGACATAAATCCATATGCAACCAATACGTTTAACTATTTTTTAATTATCTTTGCGATAGTAGATAAAATTCATAATATGCAGTTTTCCATAGTACCAAAAATAGATGCCGAGATTATGTTTTCGGAAGATGACCTGTCCGTTTTCAGACGATCGACAGACGGTCTGTATTATATGATCCATACCGAGAAGGTTATGGAAGTGATGCCTATGACGTTACCTGAGGACGGAACGGAACACCCTTTCCCTTACGATACATACAACACAGGCACAAGAGAGTTTGAGAAGCTGCTTTTATCTGATGAGTGGGTTAAAATGGACGAAAAATGAGAAAAATAGGTTTTTTTAACATAGGAAAACTTGGACTTGTAAAATCGGCAGGTACAGGAAAAACCGATATAAACAAGGTGATAGAAAAATGGATACCAAAACACATGGTGTTCTGGTACGATATGTCAAAGCCTGTGGATGTTTATGTTCCCGGCGTTACTTATGCAAATTCTTTTATTAATACTGGTGGAAAATTGACTTATGATAATACTATAAATAAGTGTACGATAACTCATACACCTACAAATAACAATAATATTTCATTTTGGCAAATAATTGTAAAACCGTTACAATATGTAGAATCTTATAAAATACGTGTAACAGGATTGCCAACAGGTTTCACCATTAAAGGAAGATTAGGATATGATATTCAGATAACGTCTGATGGAGAATATGACATACCTGAATACAAGAATAGTAGTACAACAAACTCATCTTATCCTGGATTTTATTTAGCAGGTGACAATGTAAATGATGTGGATTGTAATATTGTGGTAGAAGAAATTCCTATAAGGCAATCCGTTCCCACAAACGAAATACTAAAAGCTAATCCTTATTTGCAGGATTTCAGTGGAAACAACAGACCGCTTAAATTGAACAACTTCCTGTTTGCAGGTATGAGCGGTGTGGGAGGGTATGATATTGCTAGCACTAATATTCTACCCGATAGAGCAAATGTTACTGTTACAGATAACAGAATTATTCATATTACTAAAAAACTATCCACTACGGATAACATGGTAAACATAGTTCCGGCAAACTCTAACCCAACGCATAAGTTTAAGATTACAGGTCTTTCTGATGGCAGACAAGTTAGTTTGGTAAACATAAATGGCGGATTTTATACTTTTGACAACGGGGAACATGAGGTGACATTAACCTATCCCGAAGGAACCACTTCATTGTATAACGCCATAGGAGTTACAGGAAGTGCAGGAGATATGGATGTAACAATAGAGTTTATACCTAGATATCCCAACGCCCTAGTAACTGATGGGGTAGATGATTATGGGCAAATACAGAACTTACAACATGGCGTTAAGGTGTTGTTTACTACTATCAATCCGTTTGTTGATGGAAAGTTTATCTATGACCAAAGACTGAATAATATTGAACCTTGGCTGTTTGCCGTATACAATAACAAAGGTAGTATTGCTTATAATAGTAGGAACTCAAACGGCAAGACCTATATTGATGGAACACTGAATGAATCTACAATAGTTTCCGCTTTGTTAAACAAAAAGCAAATAATCACCATAGTAAACAATGATGTGACAGGTGATAAAACTAAAACTCCTATATTCTTTAGCAATACTGATCATAATAGCGGATGGATTAGTTCAGCTTTCTACAACTCCTTCGGGTTCGATTCCGTCCCCACCAAACAGAATGACGGATTCACCGAGCAGGATTTGATTGACTACTATATACCGAAGGCTATCGTAACGATAACGGTGGTGGACGTATCAGGCTCACACATACAGGACGCAACGGTCACGGTGGAAGGTGTACAGTACAAAACATTGTCTGACGGTACGGTAAAAGTACGAGGTATGGTAAATAGCACGATGTCGCTGTCTGTAAAGAAAGACGGGTATATGCCGTTTTCTGACAATTCATGGAAGTTTGCTGATTCAAGGATAACGCTAGAGGTTCTTCGGAATACCGTAATCACTGAAAATGGATACAGCATATTGCTTGAAAACGATGGTTTAATATTAACGGAATGATATAATGGAAGATAATCTTAAAATTTCACAGATGCCTCCCGTTGAGACCGCTACGGGAGAAGAGATGATACCATGCGTGACGGGGGACCCTAAAGAGAACAAATCCGTCACGGTGTCCAAGATAAGACAGGGCATGGTAAAGGACGAAAACTATGTGCATACCGACAATAACTTTACTACCCTGTTGAAAGATAAGCTTGACGGGATAGAGAAAGGAGCACAGAAGAATACCGTCATAGGCGTGAAAGGTAATGCCGAACAGTCTTACAGGACAGGGAATGTCAATATAACGAAAGACAATTTAGGTCTGTCAAAGGTGGACAATACGTCCGATGCCGAAAAGCCCGTATCCACCATACAGAAATCAGCCCTAGACAAGAAAGTAGACAAGGTGGACGGCAAGGCGTTATCCACAAACGACTTCACCAATGACTACAAGTCGCTTCTCGAACAGATAAAGATGCAGCAGGGGAACATATATGGAGTTGAGATGAGAAGAGGACAGGCAGACCCAGCCTTTCAGACATGGATAGGAAAGGAAGAGTTCAAACAATCCCATCCTATCCTCAACTCGTTCCGTGTGGCAAAGGTAAAGGACGGTAAGGTAGTAGGATTCCTTGACCAGACCAATTTCTTCAAAATGGCTGACGGTAGCCCGTCAAATATTGTTATTGACGGAACTGATGTAACAGATGACGGAAGCGATATCATGCTTGTAAACACCAAGCCTTTCTGGATAATCAACGGAGGAACGGATGATACATACGAAAGAAGGCTCGTCAGTGACGCTCCGTTTACATACGGTGGCGATACGGCCATAGAGATAAAACCGTTCGGAATGAGTATCGGTTACTCCACGATAAAGGATGGGAAGCAGAGATCTATTTTTGACAACACGGTAAAAGGAACAACGGCAGCAGGAAATCTAGGCGTGAACATAATGGAAGGAAACGGGTGGCCTACGACAAATGTATCACGTTTTGATTTTGAGAAGTATGCTAGAAACAAAAATACGGATACGGCAAAGAACTATCCTTACGCCAATGCGTTCGCCCTTGACCTTGAAGTGTGGTGTACGCTTCTTTTTATCAAATTCAGAACAAAAGACCTGCACGCACAGTCTGTTTGCGGAAAAGGAATATCATCCAACGATTCAGCCCCCGATGCGTCAAGCTGGGGAAAAATGACAGGCGTCAGATTCAAGAAGGCGGACGGTCAGACCTATGTATATTACAAGTTGAACGGGCAAGGATTTAAAGCATCAGAAACAGGAACTGCTTACAATTTTTCACAACTCATAAACAACTACCGTCCTTGCATGAAGATGTTTGAAGCACAGCTTGCCATGTCATACGCAAAGGAACACAATGTCGCTCCCGACACCGAGTTTGAATATGAAAGCACAAAATACAAATACTACAACTTCCAAGGTCATAACGGATTGGCTGACGGGGAGATGTCGGGTATCGTAGCCAAGTTTGTCACTGCAACTGTTACTAGCGGATGGAGTATCCCGGATAATGCGGCAGTGACAAACCGTGAAATAGAAATATGCTTCACGCAACCTATCATTCGCGGACGTATTGCCGGGTGGGGAGATATATGGATGTGGTACAGTGGGATAGATTGTGTCATGCACGATTCTACGTCCATAGATATTTATCAGACCTATGACGTAAACAATCTGACTACAGACAATGTAGCCTCAGATAAGAATCCTGGGGAATCTTATGGATTTGAGAATACGTATGATTTTGTCGGTTCTATGGCTAGAGGTGAAGGATACATAACGAAGAACTTTGAGAACTCGCTCATTGGAGAGGTCAAGGGAAGCAATCTTCACACGGGGGAATGTCATTACAACTGGTTTACGGGAAATGCAGGTTCGGGTAAAATAGGAAGACGTGGTGTTTACTTTGGTGGTCGGTCGGCCTACGCCTCTTGTTCTCTGCGGCTTGGTACTTTGGGCCCTGATCCTTCAGACGCGGACACGAACCTCGGTGGCGGCTTTCGTTGTACAATAACCCAACCCTAATTTTTCACGAAGTGAAAAATCCCCCTCCCAAAACTTGCAAAATATATTAATAATGTTTAAGTTTGCATAATTAAAAATCTAACCAAATGCGTCAGCAAAGTTAAATAAGTCTGTCAAAGGCGGTTAGTTGAAAAAAGGCGGTCTGTAGAATGGTGGTGTTTACTTTGGTGGTAAGTCGAACAACGACAATTGTTCTCTGCGGAATGGTAATTTGAACCATGATCCTTCAAACGCGAACACGAACATCGGTGGCAGCTAACGTGCTAAAAAAATTACTGCTATACAGAAGCCTCGTCAGGAAGATGAAAAATGTCAAGACAACCCATTGTTTGAGGATGGGAACTTATTAGTACATTTACAGTTGTAGGTATATGGAAAGTTAGTTATCTTTGGCTCAACGGACAAAGAAAAGCACGTAAGATGAAAAGATTGAATAATATTTTTGAAACGATAGGCAGTATGGATAATATTATCTCTGCTGCTGAAAAGGCAAAGAAAGGAAAGAGAAATCACAGGGGTGTGAGGGATTATGAGAAACATAAGGATGAATATCATCAGAATGTTTATCAGATGCTCAAAGACAAATCATACCATGTAAGCAAGTATGAGGTGATAGAGAAAGTGACTGATGCAGGAAAGGTAAGGGAGATACACAAACTCCCGTTTTACCCAGACAGGATTATCCAGCACAGCCTTTTGATACCCATGATGGACAGATGGACAAAAAGCCTTACACTTGATTCATATAACTGTCTGCCCAAAAGGGGTATTACAAGTAAGGTTAAAAAGCACTCCCTTGTGAGAAAGATGAAACGGACATTGCTTGAAATGGACAAAAACGGAAAAATATACGTTTTGAAAATGGATATTAAGAAGTTTTATCCGTCCGTAAGACACAGCGTTTACAAGAAGGCATATAGCAAAGACTTGAAAGACAGGGATGCGTTATGGCTTATGAATACGCTTAATTACAGCAACAAAGGTCTGGCTATTGGCAATCCTGACGCTCAGATAGGAAGCCATTTGGTATTAAGGTCTTTGGATCATGTTATAAAGGAGCAGTTCAAAGTAAAGCATTATTTCAGATTTGCCGATGATATGGTGATATTATCCCACGACAAGAAACAGTTGCATGAATGGCTGTGGAGGATAAGAAATTACCTGTGGTATGAAAAAAAGCTGGAGATGAAGAAAAATTACAGAATATTCCCCGTTTCAGAAGGGATAGATTTCGGTGGATTTGTCTTTACTCCCGGTCATACCAAAATAAGAAAGAGAATAAAGAAAAACTTTGCGTCAAAACGTAATAACCCAAAATCAATTACGAGTTATATGGGTATGTTGATGCACTGTGATTCTAAAAACTTAATTAATAAAGTTTTAGTTAATAATAATAGCCACATGACAAAGATTAGTGACTTGAATATAAGGGTGTCAAGAAAGTTTGACGGAAAAGATGTGAAGATAGACAAACTTGTCGATGAACATATAGACATTCTTGATTTCGATGTAAGACCATCCACAAAGAAGGACAATAGCACATGGGTAAGGATGCAGATAATGTTCAAAGGAGAAAAATGCTTTATGAAAGGCGGATACGAAGCGTTAGGAACATTTCTTTCCCAAGTAGACAAAAGCCTTTTACCATTGGAGGATGTTGTCATAAAATTCAATAGGGGCTATTATTTTGACGGAACATTAGATGTTTAAAATATGGAAAGAGGTTTGATTTTTGACGAGAAGCCTGCCTTTATCTTTGATTTAGGCACTGGATATAGCAATGTTCATTTAAACATTGAACAAGTTGACGAACCCGAAACGGACGATATGGGAAATATTGTACAGGAAAAGTTCGTCAAAAAGTGGAAAGCCGATGTACAGCGTGTAAAGAACCCTGTATCATACGACAAAACGGTAGATGCCGCCATAAAGGATGAATTTCCAAACGGTGAGGAAGAAGCGGCTCTCAGAAAAGGTATTTTAAACAAACTTGACCCAGATTATGTAAAGCTGAACGAGTTTGCAGAAAGTGTGAAACAATCTTACTTAAAAGGATATGGAAAGCAATGACAAACAACAGATAGGTGGGTATTTCTCCACCAAAAACGCTTCAAAGGACGAAGCGTTAAAAGGTTTAGTGGCTGCAAGAATATCAGCATCGGAAGATGTTACCGACAATGAATACACAGCATTGTCAAACCTTATAAGAGTAGCAACATCGGATGGATGCCGTATCTCATTGGTACAGGAAACGAAAAGCAGATCAAGCAGAATAGCACCAACAGGAATGCTTCTCCCGGCAGGAACGGTGGAATATTTTTCAGTCACACCGGGAAGCAAGGTAAGTGTTACGGGAACAGCAAACATATCATCTATTGAGTAGGACATGGGAATGAATTACAACACGATATTAGCCTCTTTACTTGACGGAATATCTCTAGCGTTGAAAAGCGGAAACTCGAATGTTGATGCGGAACAGTTCAATTTCCTTACTGACGCAATAAACAAATCCACTATCATACCGTCTTATTTTGATAGAGAAAATGCCATTAAGTATCTTGATGTGAGCGACACAGAGTTTGCAAGACTTACATATAAAGGCACTAAATTTCATCCCGTACAACCGTTATTATCTCCTGTGAGAGTACAAGGAATGACAAAGCCCGTTTATTTGAAAGAAACATTGGATGCTCTTAAAAACAACGGGCTTATACGTCCAAAGAAGTCAAGGGGTAAATACAAGACTAAAAACTAGACAACCTCATACGCATACATTGTAACACAATCATCTTTATTCTCCATATTAACCGCTTGGAAAATGTTTTCTTCATTATCCAAAGCGGTTATTTTATATGTTCCGTTCATCAGATCAACAGTGTCACCTAATTTTATATAAGCGTACTTGTTTCCACTAGGTATTAAATACGTAATCTTTATTGGATTATTATTCCATTTTTTTAATTCTTTCATACAAATTCCTCTATTTTTTTAATCGTTGTACAAATATAAAGATATAAACATCCATAAACAAGCAAATAACTTATTTTAACAAGTTTAAACTATCTGAAACACAATAAGTTATACTACGAAATTTTTATTTTTGTTTAGACCATCCATGTTGTAAATTTACATTCGTAAAGATGAGTGCACAGTCTTTACGGGAGTTATAATACACACACATTAAATTACAATATTATAGGTTCAGACAAAATTTTTATGTTCGACAATCCTGCCGCTGGAGAAAGCGCAGGTATTATGTCAATGATTCCTGCACTGTTGCAGAATAAAGGATTAGACCCCAATCTTGTAGCTGCCTTGATGAATGGAAACAAAAATCAAGACGCTTGGGGTGGTGCTGGTTGTTATTGGATCTGGATTATCCTGCTCTTCTTCCTGTGGGGTGGTAACGGATTCGGTAACGGGTTTGGCAATGGAGCAAACGGAATCCCTGCTCAATTGAACAATCAAGCAGGACGTGAATTGTTGATGAACGCTATTCAAGGAAACGGAACAGCTATCAACCAGTTGGCTAGCTCTTTGAACTGCTCTACTCAACAGTTGCAAAATGCTATCTGTCAGATTCAAGGACAGATTCAGCAAGTTGGTAACCAAGTAGGTCTTTCCTCTCAACAGATCATCAACTCAATTCAGTCCAATAGTGCAGCTATCGGTTCTCAGCTTGCTTCTTGCTGCTGCGATATCCGTACAGCTATTGAACGTCAAGGATGCGATAGCCGTTTGGCTACGGTAGAGCAGACCAACACTCTGACTAGCAATGCAAACACTCAGTTCAACATCATATCTGCTAAGATTGATGCTCAAAGCGCAATCATCAATGACAAGTTCTGTCAGCTTGAAATGCGTGAAATGCAAAACAAGATTGATGCTCTCAGACAGGAAAATAGCAATTTAGCTTTAGCTGCTTCTCAGCAGGCACAGACCGCTAATATCGTTGGACAACTTAAGGCTCCGTGCCCGGTTCCATCCTATATAGTGCCTAATCCAAATTGCGGTTGTGGATATGGTTATCCGTTCATGGCTGGTTTTGGCGCAGGTTACGCTGCTGGTGACAACTGTGGTTGCAATTGCTAAAATGTAGTTAAGAGTTCTTTGACTTATTGAATTGGGCTTCGTAATCGGATAAAAACATCCATTTATATCCTTTATGTTGATTGATTTTATTTCTGCAACATAAAGAAACACAAGAAGGGATAAATCCTAGTTTTTTTGATTCAGATTGTGATTTCAAAAAGATTATATCTGAATTATTGGTAGTATTTATTCCTACTACATTCTTTGAATTTGGATGAAAGAGCATTAATCTTCTTTTTTGGGCTTCTGAATTATGTTTGCGAGCTAAAGGATAGCTTAAATTCATTTTTTGAGTACAAAATCTTAGATTATAAACATTATTATTTTTAGGATTTCCATCAATATGATCTACTTGGTCATAATGATTAACATTATCTATAAATGATTTGGCAACTAATCTATGGACATAACATATTTTACTATGATTATTTAACCATAAATTTACAATAAAATATCCTTTTCCATCATTAGACTGTTTCATAATATGTGGCTTCCACCATCTTTTAATGCCTTTTGAATTAATCAATAGTCTACCAAGGGAGCAAATACGTCCTTTTGAAGAAACCATATATGTTCCTTCATATCCGATTACGTCCTTCCAAATTTCTCCTTCCAAGGAGATGCTCTTAATAAATTCTTCGTTTGTCATTGCTAACTTATTTTAGTGATGCTAACATAGGAAAAAGAGGGAAGGGCGTTAGCAAACCCTTTTCAATAGGTTGATCGCTCCTATCTATCCCGATGCAAAAATAATAAAATTCTAAAGAAAGGGAAAAGTTATGAGTTATTTTTTTAATCCTTATATGATGGGATATAACGCTAACCGTTTTAAAGGAGTACATAGACTTGACTTTGGAGGAATACCGTTTGTTAGGACGTCTTCTGTAACGACAGATACGACAAATTCAGAGGTTATCTATGGTATTAACCCGTGTCTGTTCAGACGATTGCCAAATCAAGGTATTTTGCTCTTGAGTGTAAATCATGTTCCTGCTGCCGGATCTGATGCGTATCTTGTTTCTGTGGCTACCACATTGACAAATACCACATCAACATCCACAAGCAAGGTTCCTTTGGTGAACGGTTCGGGAGATCAGATTCCGTCTAGTGAAATTTCACAGGGGAATAAATACTTTGTCTATTACGACAAATGTAATGGGATATTTCAAGTAGTTAATCATATCGTTGCACCTGCTACTGCCGCACAGGCTAGAAGCACTGTAAAATGATATTAAAAAGTTAGAATAAGTATGTTTCAATCAATACGACAAGGACAGCAGTTTTTCATATTGCATAAAGGGGAAAACCCAAGATGTGATGTGGGCACTGTGGTAAGTGTTTCAAATCCTGTTCCTAAATATCAGAACGGATATACAGCATATCCTCTTCCGCAAAATGAAATGGTTGTGGATGTGAAAGTTAAGGTTGGAGATGATACTCTTGATTTTCAAAAGTTGCCAGCCAATCTTAGTATAGCAGACTTTTCCCAAGTAGGCGGAAATGTGGTTGTATCGGAAAGCAAGGATGCCATCAATGCAGAGATAGAAGCAATGAAAATAAGTAGTGTAAGGGTTGTGGAATCTGTGGAATACCATCAGAAAGTAATCAAAAGCTGCGATGAGATGCTTACAGCATTGAATCCTGCATTTGCCGAAAAGGCACAGCAGGACAAGGAGATGAAGGAACTTAAAGGTGAATTGTCACAGATAAAGGATATACTTGCACAACTTGCTGCTTCTGGTATCAAATTGCCTGACGTGCAACATGTAAACAATAATAATAACAACAACAATAAAAAATAAATACTATGGGTTGGAAAGTATATGGAATGGGCCGTAGCTTTGAAGGTGAAGATATGGACCGGGAATTAGAAAAAGCGTATAAAGAAGGTTATCGTGACGCTATGGAGGAAATGGATGGACGTTACGGTGAGCGTGGAATGCGTAGAAGAATGGACGACGACGGGCGTATTTGGGATGATGATGATGAGTACGGAGAAAGACGCGGAGTCAAAGGTACTGGTCCTTACGCCAGACGTAGACGCTAATTAAATTGGTTTAAGCCCGTAGTGGTTTGCTACGGGCTATCTTTTTAAAAACAAAAGCTATGGAAAGAACGAGATTAGATGTATATGAGAAACTTCCTTCGGGAATGGAAAAATATCTTGCAGAACACGGATGGAACTTCTCTAAGAAATTATGTGAATATGCCGTTTCCAAAATGAAAGACAGGAACGGAAACAAAATACACCCGTATGACAAGGATCAAGTGGAAACATTAATGAAGCAATTCAATGTTGAGTTGAAGAATGATGTGGAATACAACAAGGTTTATGTATTGAATATGGTACGTGCCGACTATTTGGGTTCATCCATAGTCAATGAGCAATATGCCTGTATGTTTGTAAAAGACTATCTTGACGATGTTGACGGAAGCCCTACCCGTGCTCTTGACGAGTATTATGCAAAGTGTATAGCCTGTGGAACACCTTTCTCTTGGGAGGATTATATCTGATTGCTATGGTACGACAAAGACTATACATTGAGGAATATGATTGGACGGTTGATGTATTCTATTCTGTGGATAAATACTCTTATTTAAGAGCGATATACAGACTGGAATATATTGGCTGTCCTTTTCATTTACTGAACAGGATAACGGATAAGATAAAGACTGAAAAATACAATTACGGTGTAACGTATTCAAACAATAAGTGCACTGTAATTATTATCAGTCACAGTACGTCTGATGAAGAATTTATGAATACACTGGAGCATGAAAAACAACACATGATTGGTCATATAATTGATCATTATGGCATAAAGCCTTCATCAGAAGAAGCCGGATACCTTGCAGGATATGTAGGTGCTTTATTTACAAAACCTATAAAAGACGAGATTTGCGATTGTTGTAAGAAAAAACTAAAATAAATCATTATGAAAAAGATTTTTATGGCTATGATTAGCGGAAAAAGCAAAGAAGAGGTGTATGATATGCTTAACGATTCGGAAAAGGAAATCCTGTTCGGTATTGCTCAAAGCATGGGAATGACACGGATGGAAAGAAGAAAAATGAAAAGAAAATACGAAAAGAGAAGATAGGGAAATTCCCTATCCTCTCTTTTATCAGTTAAAACTTTTGTATAATTCAAGATTTTTTAAAACATAACACTCCTTATCCTTGACTTGCGGATACATGTAGGAGGGCAGTCCTGCTATCTTACGAGCATTATCCCAGTATGATGTTCGTTTGTCTATATCAAATAGAAGTTCCGGAGTATCGTAGAACAGGTTCAATTCTCCTGCCTTTTGTACATCTTCATCCCATTTGCCTTCGTCACGGGCGATATATAATCTAAAATTGTTCATATCTATATCAGTTTTACGCCTATTAATAAGGGTTTGTTTTACAGTAATTTATATTCTCTGACATATTCAGTAACTTATTTAAAGACTCATCTGAAAGAAGATGTTTGTTGCTAGAGTTTCCAAGCATTAAACGAGGTTCAATATTTTCATCTCTCATAAATTTCTGTATCCCGTATATATGAAAAAGTAAACCTTCACAATCTACTGCATAGTATTCAATGCCATCGTCATTACTAGCCGATACTTCGTAACCAATACATCCACCATCTCCAATATAAGTACTTATCTCAATATTACGGCAAAAACCGTAACTGATAAGTAATAGCCTTAATACATCTTTTCCACTCATATTCATTCCTAATTCGATTTACACTAATTCAATTATAGCCTTTTTTAAATTAACAAATAAAGGTATTGCTGACATGCCCCCATTGTAATCCAACTGTCTTAAAGATGGGACAACCTCTCCGTTATCATCAATTTCATAATCTGCGATATAGGCTAACTTCTTTGCTTCGGGAACCAATATCCTTTCATGAGCCATGACCGTTATACAGACTTTGCTTCCAATAGGGAATACTTGGTTGGATTCAATGTATTCCTTTTCCAACTGTTCCTTTTCTCCATTCAATTCTTTTAGCTTTAAATCAATGGCGTATCTTTTGCTTAAAAATTCTTCCTTATTCATTTTTTGTCATTCTAATTGATTCTAACGTACTTTCCTGCAATATCGCAGGTTCTCAATATTTCTGCATTATCCTCACCAAAAGCGATGAGAATACTGCCACAGCCAGGAGAATCCCCACGAGTTCCGTCTGGACGGAAGAATTTTATTCGATTCCTCAAAAACATCATACCGGTTGCTTTCTTGAAGATGATGTCTTGAAACTTATTACTGTCACATCGGTTAAAAAGTAGTGCTATACCGTTGCCGTGTTCTGCCAATTTCTCTACAAACTGCCACATAAGCGGTTTGGAGTACGGAGGGTTAAGCCAAATTCGCCCCCCCCAATTTTGTATAAGACCATTGTCCTGCTTGTTGTACATGATTTTTGCAGTAGGCCAAAGAGGGTGCATGGGAGCACATGGATCAAGGTCAAATTCACCCAATGCGTCTATAATTTCTTTCGGTGTGTACCATTCATCGGTACTATTAGCCGATTTTTCAAAGGTTGTATTCATTTCTTTATAGTTTTAATGCTTCCTGTAATCCTGCTTCAAGTGCTTCTTCGTAGACATCCCATTTACCACCATCATTAGGCCCTTCATAAACAGAACTGACTATATGAGTTCCATTGTTAGCTTTAGATATTTCGTATCCATAACCACAGGCACAGTTATATACACATATATGAATATTCTTAGTTTCACGAAGCCACTTTTGGGCAACATACAACACTGGACACAAAAATTCAACTGGTTCGTTATCTATTTCCGTACAACATGACATACTTTGCGGAATGCTGTATCTTCTAATAATATTATCGCAACTTATTGTGTGTTCACACTTCCAATTAAACCCTTTCTCTTTCAGCAACTTTGCTGTTTCTAATGTTACAAGTTCTTCGGTCATAACTATTTCTTGTTTAATTCATTCAACACTTTCTTTACCAATTCATAACGTGGTAATTGCCAATCCTTCGCAATATCATCTATTTTATCGTCATAATGATTGTCGTAAACATACTGATTTAAGTTGTCAACAAACCCATCACTATCAAGTCCTTCATCGCAATCATCAAACATATCAAGTTCACAGGCTAACTTGGAACATTCACAGTGGGATACCCAGTCATAAACACAACCGTCATAAACATTGGTCTGTCTATTGTATTTTTCTCCAACAGAAATTACTCCACCGCAAAAATCGCACCTGTGCTCTTTGCGAGCGACAGGAGTTTCATTTCTTAATACTTTCATAGTTATTCTTTCTATTATTTTTACACTCTTCACAATGTAATTTATAAGCATGGGCAAACATTCCTAGAGTAACAGGTTCAAAGTGAAAATCCGCTTGTTTCCCTTCTACAACAACAGAAACACATAATTGTCCATCACAAAAATCAATATATGCCATAGCATCGTCATTCCCTTTAATGGAAAGTGTTTGTGTCTGTACGCTATCCATTATTTACCTCCTTTAATCTTTTAATTAGTGCATCAGCGCAATTAACCGCATATTTAACGATTGCATCAGAATCACCCCCACGATCTTCTGCTATAACAGCCTTAATAATATCTTTCGCTAGTTCATATCGCCTCTGTTCCCAGTCGATAGCTGAAAAATCAAGTTCGCATTCTCTGAAAACCATATTATCGCATACATATAAATAATCTCCGCTATGTTGAGAGTTGATGTTTAATCAGTTCGTCTACGGTAGCCTTGTGATAACGTCCTGAAATAATGGTTGCATTATCCCAATATTCATCCCAAAAGAACATAATGCCTTTTGGCTCTGTGAAATAATGATCGTTACCAATAGAATCGCCATAAGAAACGCTAAGAATGGAATCTGTTATAAACCACTGCATGTAGTTACTATCATCCCTCAATGCAGCGATAGCCAGGAAAAGTTCCTCGTTTGTTCCGCAATCAATAAATTTCCCACATAAAGCACTATGTTTGTCAAAAGGGAGGTCAAAAGAATCCGCAATCACATAATTAGGAGTATCAAATCCTTTTATTGGATATTGATAAGCCCATATTATACTACAATCAACTGTCCATTCAGGATAGTCTTTGGAATACCCCAATTCTTCCAGCCCTCTCCGAAGCTCCGGTGTGTTTTTACGTATGAAGCACGGTGTTGTAAATCCCATAGTTATTCCTCCTTCCCAACTTTAATATATCCGTTTTCGATGCACCAGCACAGCATTTTATAGGCTGCATCAATGAGTTCTTTACTCTCTGTAATCTTTATCATTGACCTAGAATAAGGTTCCATATACAAGCACGTATAGCTATCTGCAAGTTTTTGCATGGTCAGCACTTGATTGCCGATGAAGCAAGGCAGCTTATCGAGAATATCCTGCAAGGTAAAAACTCCACACTCTTTTTTAAAGGAATGATCATAACTACTGCTTTCAACATAATATAGATTGAAATAGACATCGTACAAATGGTGTTTAATTGCTTTTTCAGCATCTTCCCATAATAACGTGCAACCATCATCATCGGTGGCAATTAATACCATACTTGCATCACTTGTATTTACTCCAAGATCCTTCAAATGTTTCATTTGCTCGAATGACAATACCTGTTTCATTTCTTTTCCTCCTTCGTTTTAATCTCCGTTACTTTCCCACGACTGACAAAGCACTGACCTATTCCCAAATCGAGTAAGGCACAATAGTTATCGTCTAAAAGATTAGAGCATTCCTGGCATAAGGAACATTCATTACAAAATCCTTCTGATGATTCATGCAGCACCCCGTCTATTATTATTCCGTTCTTTACTTCCATACCGTTCATTCATTAGAAGTTACACCCAAACACAATACTTTGTCAGAAACGCCTATATCGTCAAACTCCAAAGTTAAATACTCTGTATCGTAAGGATAAGGGTATCTGCAATTTTTCAATTCTTCATCCGTCAATTTGCGTCTGACACGCATCTCGATTTCAAAATCATCGGGAAGGTTCTCTATGATTTTTCTAAGTTGTCCTACGTTCTTTATTTCCATAATCAATCTCCTTTCTCTTTAATTCGTTCCAGTACATCTCTGTTGGCTTCGAGTATCTCATCGAAAGACGGAATGGGCATCCATGCAACAACATCATCTATAACCTCATCATAATAGCCTCTATTACTTTTCATCCATTTGTTTTTAGATGAAAAATACGCTTTGAATATATCACCATTCGCAACCATTACAATACAATCATCTGATGTGTCACAACCAGCCTTTTCCTTAACACTTATCCAAGGCGATTGCTTTGACTGCCACTCTGCACCAGAAATAAAAGATTCATAACTCTGTTTATGCATTCCATTAGTAAATCCACTTATTGTACCTTCGGTATCACATATTTCAAAATGCGTTTGGTGCTCTCTTGCCGCTTCTTCTACTGTCTGTTTCATATCTTATCCTTTAAAATTTTTCATGTATTCACAATCCTCATCACATACACCTTTCTTTGCACAGTGAGGGATATTAGTTCCCCACTCATATTCAAAATTATAACATAGGTTTCTGTATTCTTCCCTTCTTTCCGTAGGACCAAGTGTTCTTGCTGAACTCCATGATTCATAGTCATTGCTAGACGCCTCTTTAAGAACGCATCCATCATCGTTATATAGCTTTCTAACTTCATTCATATTTGTTCCGTTTTTAACCATTTACCTGACATCAGGAAAATGGTAATTATTCGCAATTAAATTCTAATTGCTCTATCAGCCAATTGTTAATCAACTTCCACTAACTCACCGTTTTCCAGTCTATACCATGTATCAGCCTTGACAACCTCACCATCAACTAATACAGCCTTCCAATCGACAATATCACACGTATCTTCCCTTTCTTCAGCTATGACCAAAATTGCACCTATTCCGCCTTTTACCTGAACATTGTTACCTCTTGCCATTGACAAACCATTAGATCCTGTTGAAGCCTTTCCTCTTGCCGTAGCAGCACCATAATCACCAGCCGTGGCAGCACCATAATTACCAGCCGTGGCAGCACCATAATCACCAGCCGTGGCAGCACCACTATCACCAGCCGTGGCAGCACCATAATTACCAGCCGTGGCAGCACCACAATAACCAGCCGTGGCAGCACCACTATCACCAGCCGTGGCAGCACCATAATTACCAGCCGTGGCAGCACCATAATTACCAGCCGTGGCAGCACCACTATCACCAGCCGTGGCAGCACCACTATCACCAGCCGTGGCAGCACCATAATTACCAGCCGTGGCAGCACCACAATCACCAGCCGTGGCAGCACCATAATCACCAGCCGTGGCAGCACCACAATTACCAGCCGTGGCAGGTTTTCCCGGTTCCGCATTACACTCGTTAGTACACCGTTCCTTGACATAAGATACAGCTGCTTTCACAAGCCCCCTTATATCAAGCTCAGCACCTATTCTAATTTTTGAAGAACAAACCTTGTTACTTTCTGAATCGTCTATTTTACCACTCTGCTCAACCTCACAAAACCTTGCCCCGGCCGGCGCATAGTAACCAAAAACATCCAGAGGATAAGGACATGCATGGAAACCTTTCTCGCATGCCTTTATGTAGCCTGTTTCTTCATACTCCTTACCTAATTCATACTTAAACCCTCTACAAGATAAATCCTTATCAAATGCTTTATAAGCCTTTATTTTCTTTTCCATGATATTGTTTATTTTTCGTTATTTTGATATTGTGATAATTCCACGCCTCGCGCATTCTTCGAGTAAATTCATATCCTCCTTTTTTATAAAAGCGCCTGTCTTACGATTCACGCTCACATAAGGCTAAAACACAAGTCGTTTTGAATTAATTCCGTTTTATCTTTATAAATTTACTTGCATTCTCTTTTCAATTAATATACTTTTTCTTTTATCTACCAATCGCAAATGCTTGCAATTAATAGAGCCTTTATTCACTTTTGTACCGTCCAATTTCCTAATATCAAAGGAGCCATTACTTCTTCTTCCAAAGATGTAATACAACTCTTTTTCGTATTCAACCAGGTCAAACAACCTAAAACCTTTTACCAAGAATGGTGCTTGATTGAGTTTCTTTCTGCCACCTTTCAAGAAATTAGCTTTGTGTATTTGTCTGTTTTGGCATCTTACTTTCTTCTGATAGAAATAATATCCAATCTGTTGTGTCATAATCCAATTGAATTGTGAACGGAATACGGCACACAACATGGGCTAGACTGTTTTTTAACAGCCTTCTAACCTTACCAAACCTTTCGGTTGGCATAAGTGCTTGTCCTTGTTTGTTAATTACGTAAACCATTCGTTTTTAATTTACTATAAGTCGGATTTCTCCGTTAAATGCTCATCGACAATGTTATGGAAAGGTTTTCCGTCAGTAACACTATTCCTACCCCACAGAATTGTTTAATCACTGACCTTAGAGCAAGGAGCTTGAGCAAACACCCCTTGGTAACTATATATTCTCTCCTAACGTACTTAGTCTAATCAACCTGGGATTTTAGCCTACGGGTAGTTGACCAGTTAAAATATTTTTAGTTTTATTTGATACGCTTGCAGTAATATATCTATTCGTGGTTCTTATATCAGAATGACCAGCCATAGACTTTAACTCTGCTTCTGGTATTCCCATATTAGCCCATCTTGTAATAGCTGTTCTACGTCCTGTATGTGTCTTGATGAACTGATATTTTGGTCCTTTCATAAGTACATTAGCCCGTCTTACAAATACCTGCTTGTTTATACCTGCTCTACATCCAAGAGTTGGTAGAACTTCATTCATAGTAGTCTTTAAGGAAGATTCTATGTTGTATTTATCGAACGATCTAACCTCTTTTATCATTTCTATAATCTTGGAAGGTACGGGAACCTCAACGTTCTTACCTGTCTTTTTTGATATATACGAAATAACATTTCCTTCCATCATAGAATCTTTCAATCTGAAAATATCGGAATATCTCATGGCAGTATAGCATTGAATCAGAAACAATTTCTTTACTATTTTTTCTGTAACGTTAAACGGCTCGACATTCCAGAATAATTCTATTTCTTCATCCGTAAGAGATATATTTGAAGGAGATTTTACGTTGAGTGAGATAATATAATCATTGATATATTTGCTCATCTCTTTTGATTCGGACAATATTCTTTTAAGCATTAAAAGATATGCCTTTTGGGATGATTCGCTTATCTTTCTCTTTGATTTTATAACATTGATCATATCATCTATCATGTCACGATTGACAGGCTTTTCAACGGACGGGACTTCCTTGAACGTAGGAATGGCATCATTAAAATCATACTCGTCATAAAGCTGATTGGTAAGATATGGCATTATATGTTTGGATAATGCTTCAAATCTTACCTTTCCGCTTCTTGTCTTTGTATTATTCAACTTTTCTATCAATACTCCTACAGTCATAATTGAAGGGCTATATTCGTTCTGAATTGTTTCAAGTCTGTTTTTTAAATCCTCAATCAACCTGTTCTGTGATTCTATCGTCTTGTTTAACCTATCTATTGTTTCAGCGAGAATCTGAATTGTTCTTTCTTCGTTTTCCATGAGTTATATATTTTTGTTGCAAAAATAATAAAACTGTATATTCGATAGGTTAAACAATAGTTATCAAATCTTAAAAATGTTTACTACGCCCATTAATTTATAATTACCCTCTTCATTAATGATACATATAGGAGCATTATTCTCAGGATTGGTATATGCCAATGTGACATAATCCCCAGGGAACACTTTCAATGCGTTAATCATCTTTTCAATATTCAGATTGCAATCCAAACGCCCTTGACAATATCCTTCAATTCCGACATTTTCCGATATTTTATACCCTGCATCATTTGTGTATGTTATATCCATTTTATTATCTCCCTCCCTGCAAACAAAATGTGATATGTTATACACATCTGACATTACCTTTATTCTTGAAAGGGAATCTATCAAGTCGCTAGTTCTTGCTTTAATAAAGTAATTAAAGTTTGATTTTATATTGTTTACCAATGGTGTGTAGTTTACAAACTTAACCTCCATCAGCGTACAATTAAAGACAGAACCGAAATCCCCATAATATATAGACATCACCCTTTCATCATCAGATACAGAAACAGTTACATTTTCTTCTGACAACATCTCAAGAAAAGATAACGCTTCCTTTACCGAAGTAGGCATTACATTTATGCACAAGTCCTTGGATATATCCGGCTGACATTCTATAACATCTCTTACAAATACAATCTTATCGGACGAACATATATCAATGCAATTATTGGAACAAATAAAATTTATCCCCACTCCACTAAGGCTGGTCACAACGTCACTGATATCATTAAATCCTATGTTCCTTTTTAATGCTCTATACAGATCATTCCTGTTCACGTTGACCCTTATCCCGGTACCACGCTTACCTATTTTAATATCAGGATAAGATTCCACATCTTCTGCAAAGAAAGACGCTTCACTGCCATTGTAAGAGAATATTATATCCTTATCATATATCTTTACCGTAACAATGGAATCCTTTACTGTTTTGAGTAACTTTACAAGTCTTATTCCGTCTACTGCAAACTCCTGCCCGTCATTGCAGTCTGAATCAATAACGGGAATAATCAAACGCATCTCATTGAGGTTGTTGTATGAAGTAACCTCTATCGCATTCTCTGATGCTATATATTTAAAACGAAAACATTTAAGTATCGTCAAACCTGTATCGGAAAGACAGGCTTTGGCTGAGTTTAACGTTGAAAATAAAACCTTTCTATCAAAAATTATCTTATTCATGCCAATATTTTTATTATTTTTTCAAAACTTACTTTTGTAGTGCTGTTACGTAAACAGTAATCCTTAACCTGCAATGTATTCGACATTATAGGCTGACCACGCTCAATAGCGTCAAGTATATTCCACAACATTTCCTTAGACCATACGAAATATCCTCTAAAGAAATATGTAGCCATCACATCAGCCTGTTCTATTATATGATTACGGTCATGGTTACTGTCAGGCATTTTAAGTTCTATGCCATATATCTTACCGTCATGTATATAAGCAAGGTCCGGCATACTTTTCTTTGCTCCTAGAGCACGAAATTCAGCCGACTTGTTACCACTTACAGCAGGATGGAGAAGTTCGGAAAAGAACGCTACAAGCAATCCCCTGCATCCTTTACCTTCCTTCTCGTTCCTATAACTAACTACTATATCTTTCTGCATTTTCTTTTCTTCCGCAGACCGTTTTTCCTCAGCCATAATAAAAAAATTGTATTTGGCAAAGGTATCACGAAATGGGATATATGAGAAAAATAAAAGGTTAAAGTTTGTTATCAACCATCTCAAATCCTTCACACATGTCATGTCCGCTGTTTCTTATCTTCATGGCAACGTGTTTTTCAAACCAAGGAATATAACATACGTATCCAACAAACAAACCATCTACAATAACCGTGTATCTATGCTTGCAGCGACAGCAGCAATACTCTCCGTTTCTGCAAGGCTTTGTGTTGCTATTTTGCAAGATCATCCAAAGAAATGTTTTCTGACAAGAAATCGTCCGTGCATTGTTTTACCACATCATCGAACCGCAAATCGCAATACTCGTCAATCCAGTCACCGATGAAGTATAGTTTGTTGCTTCCTGCAATAACACCAAACAGAATAGGGTCTTTTCTTTTTTCCACCTCCTCTTTTTTCTTGTCAGACGGTAAATCTGTTCCGTTATTATCAAAGTCATAGTGAAGAATAACATAGTTGTCGAATATTTCATATTTGTCTATATCCGTCTTTTTCCTAATTATGTCAAATGGTATGATTCTAGTATAGTCAGAAATATAATCAAGGCATAGATTTTTCGGACATCCTTTTGCAAACTTCATAAGATTTTCCTCTGATATAGCCTTGTATAATCCTTTGCTGAACAATATACTTTCGTATTTGCATATCACCATGTTTCGGAACAGTTTTTCTTTCAAGGCATATTGACCTGATCTTTCAGCATAACCTAGCATCAGTATATAGTCTTTTATCCTATCCCTGTATTGCTTCATCTCGTTTTCTGTCTGTATCTTCACCTCAGAGAAGAAATGTATCACATCAAACTTGGATCTTCTGTATTCGTCTACATAATCCTTAATCTTTTTAAACCATGAGTTTTCCTTATGATTTATGCCAAGAAGAGAGGCTCTTACTTGCTTGTGTTCCTGGTTTGTTTTTACAGAATCAAGCATTGTCGGTGAAACGGTAAGATTAAATTCCGCCACTCCTTCCTTGTCATTGCTTTCCATGTACTGTTTAAGAAAATCATAAGACATTACACTTGGATTAGGATCTTTCTGCTCTATAACGGCATATTTGGGCAGATTAAAGTCGAGCCTTATAGCTTCGTGAAACAAGGCAATTTTACCATCGCTGTTAAGTAAATTTTTTCCCATGATTAAATGTTTAAATATTGTTTTATTTCTTTTTCTAACTTGTCCAATGTACTGTTTACCAATCCATCCCACTCTTTTTCATATACATGAATATTCCTTTTTACTGTAGAGTGAAAAGAGATTTGATTCCCTAAAGGAAGATCAAAATACACAATAAAAGAAACTCTTTTCCCCTTATCCTCTGAGCATCCAAAAGATAACTTACTTTCGTTATATATTTTGATAAGTTTGTCAATCAAATCTTCTTTTTTTGCATACATCTTTTCCGAGTAGGGAAATGGAGCGTCTTTAGCCTTTATGTTGTAATCTTGTATCTCCAATGCAACACGGTAAATTTTAGCCGTAAAATCTCCTTGTTTTATCTTTTTATTAAGCATTAATTTTACCTTTCTTGTACCTATGCCGCACATATTTTCACGTTTCAATTTTAGCATGGCTATCAATTTCCTGTTTTTCTCCAAGGCTTCTTCCTTTGCTTCCCTTTGTCTTTTACAATCTTCTATTACGGAAGTACAATCTTCTTTTATTCCGAAAACGTCCATTCCGCCAAAACAAAATGTTTCAATATCTAATATTGTATTCTTTTCCATTCCAAGAAAATCTATAAGCCTTTTGTCTATGCCAAAAATATTCGTGTAATGTCTAAGATGTGACACGCAAACAATATATTCCGGGTTATGGGAACATTCAATCTCATCAAACACTTCCCAAGGATTAAAGTTATTTTCCATAATGTTATTTTTTATTTCTTTGGATATACCCCCATATAAACTTGCTGGAATATCCGCATTCTTTCATGGCTTTACGAAAATCAGATTCCGTATTTCTGATATACAACTGCCGTATTGCCCAATAAGTATTGTATCCTTTAAGTTCCGCATACTGGAAAAATTGAGTAGGCGTCATTTGCTCGAACTTTAAATCTCCTACCAGTTCTTGCAGTTCCGCCATCCTTATTTCCTTTTCGGTAGGATATACATATCCGCAGAAAGGGCATTCCGAAGCGGTTATGGCAATATATTTACCACACTGTTTACACTCTTTCACTCCTTGTATCCCTTCACATTTCCCCTTGTTATGCCATAAAGCCCATTTACGTTCTTTCTCAAACTTGCCGAGCCGTGATATGTTACCACCGAAGTCTAGGAGAAATGCTTCTGTCTTATTTGGGTGAAGCCGTATAGCCCTGCCAGTTGCCTGGATATAAAACTGAACGGATTGTGTGGCACGGTTTAATATGCAAACCTCTATACTTGTTTCATCGTATCCCGTAGATAAGATACCACTGTTGCATATAACGGTGAATTTATCGTCATGGAAATCCTTGATAAGCTGTTCCCTGTTTCCTGTAAGATGCTTGTATCTTTCATATAATGCTAACTCATCTGGCTTATTCTTATCTATACCTGATATGAGGAATTTTGCAGGGATGCCAGCTTCATTAAATTCAGCGCACATCCTTATCGCATTTGCCTGTGTGGCATCAAAACAGATTGCTTTCTTCATCGGGCAGATACGCATATAGTTTTCAATCACCCCCTTGTACTGTACAGACTTGTTGAACACTGCCCCCATCTGCCTGCTATCAAAGTCACCTGTACGATAATCGGTATTAACCTTAGACAAGTCGGGTGCATCAACCGTAAACGTTCTCAACTTGGTTATGTTTCCCCGGTCCATCATATCCTGTATCTGGGCAGTTTCTACAATCTCTTCATAGTTCATGCCAAGCTGTCTTTGGTTTCCACTTCTCATCGGGGTTCCTGTAAGACCTACTACATATTTGTCATCAAGCAAACCGGATTCAAAGAGAAAGTCCGCATCAGAGGTGTGCCCTTCGTCTATTAGACAGAGAGATACACTCTTAACCCATTCAACCCATTCGGGCTTTTCTAGCCTTCTACGGAGAGTTTGAGCCATTGCGGATACTACTAGACCTTTAGGTATATTCCTGTGTTTAGGAGAGATATATTCAGCTTGTATGCCAACTCTTTCCAACGTTCCCCCTGTCTGTGTCATAAGTTCAGATCTGTGGGATACGATAAGCACCTTATTCCCCTTTTCGACAGCACCTTTAGCCATAAAACTCATTATGACCGTTTTGCCGTAACTTACACAGGCAGAGAATATGACGTGCTTATGATTAGTTAGGGCATTTCTCAGACGGGTTATCCCCACCTCCTGGTAATCCCTTAGCCTTATTTCGTTTGTACCCATCTTCTTGTATCATTCTTTCAAGTTCATTTTTCAATGCAATCACAAAAGCCATACACTCTTCTCCTTCAAACTGCTTGACAAACTGCCTGGCGGCATCTTCGTAATCAGGAACACATTCCTTTTTGAAGTATTCCTCATTGTCTTGAAGAACCATCCAATCCTCGAAGTGATGGTTTGGTTTTTTCTTAAATATATGCAGCAAAATGACAGTATCACTATTTAGTTTGATCAACTTCCTGTCGTAGTTCTCAAATTCGTCAACGTAATCCGTATTCATCTTCGTAAAACAATTTAAAGTTTCTCCATCTATGCCCGTTTTTCCCCTTACAGAAAGAACTGCATGAGCGTTGTGGCATACCTAATTTCCTCTCACAGTCACAACAGGCTTCAAAGCATAGGAATCTGTTCGTGCCATCCTCTATCGCAATGACAGCCCTTGTATTGTTTCTATGGCCGAGATAAGAACCGTTTTCCTTTCGTTTCTTTATGAGTTCCTTCATAATAACTCTTTTCTTTTCACGTTCCTCATCCGATACTTTCCTTCCTTTCTTGAATCCATAATTATGGCCTTTTACGAACCTTCCTTTTTCGTCACGGTAAGATATTGGATAATCTATCCATAATTCGCTAATTGCTGGCATTGAAATCTAACTTTAGTTTTACAATTTCATCACTCATGGCATGTACTCTTTTCAGCCATGCCATTTTCCATGCTTCTTTTCCTATGCCATATATACGATATATATCATCTCCTGCATCATCAAATTTGATAGGAGTGCAGCTTGTTGACTTACATTTCGTTCCGTCCATAAGTTCAACGTCACCTACACCCCCATTGAGCATGATAAAGTTGATATTGTTTTCTATGGCAAGATAGGGGATGATTATTTCATCCCCACGATTAGGTTTGTTGTGCTTGATTAATGTAGTCATTTACTTTGCTTATTGGGTTTTTTTTCGCATCACGTTCGTTGAGTGAAAGATAAGCTAGAGCCATTTGTAACTTATCTTCCATCCTGTCTATATCGTCTTTATAATCGCATCTGTTAAGTTCCCAATACAAAAGCCTTGACGGGTCATTAACCGGGCGTAAATCAAATGGATCATCATCAGATTTACCGTCATATACGATATAATACATTTTATCCACATTGGGATGGGAAAGAAAATGCGACATTAGCTGCCAATAGTATTCCTCTATCGCCTGTTCCTTTGTGGCTTCTCTCAAATATTCAATCTTACTTTCAGAAGTAAAGCATTTCACTTCTGCTATATAAGACAATTTACCATTGACATCAAATCCATATCCATCGGGAGAATCGCCGTATCCATCATAGATATTATCGACAAAAACAATTTCGTCAAAATCATCCGCACAGGACATTAGTCTGGAGAACGTGTTATGGTTAAAACACTCGATAGCGTCTTTCTCATGATCCTTTCCCCACTCCATGTCAGAGGTGGATATATGTCGGCATGGTTTGTTTAACCTTCTTTCCCTTGCAACCTGATAAAGATAAGAGATAGCTGTATCCCCGAAAGGAACGTCAACTGTCTTTCTCTTTACGCCCTGTTTTTTTGCAACCTCTAGCTCGGAAGGTGTCATTTCCCTTCTCCCGGAAATCATAAGTTTTCCAATGGCGGAAGAGGTGATTTTACCACACCTCTTCATAAGCCATAATTTTTCTTTTTCTTCTGCTTCCATTATTTTTTAACTGCTTCGTTAAACAATTTCATAGCTTCAGCGTCCACATCATAGCTTGCCGTGATGTATCCAATTTCGCATTTCCCACTTTTCAACGCTTCCAATGCAGCCTTGAATTTATCAGAGTTGACTGTCATTTTCTCTTTCTGTGGTGGTGGCGGAACATCACGCCCTATACGCAATCCGTAGACCTTTCCTCCATCGCTTGGGTCACGTGTCAGTTCCTTGCATAATATGACACGAAAATCACGGATGGTTTCAGGATAATCAGTTTGCGCCAGCTTAGTGAGGCGTTTACGGTTCGTACTGTTCAACAGCATAGGTTTAGGAACAAGGTTTGTTTCTTTAAAGTAAGCAATCCATGATGGTTTCTTACTACCTTGTACCTTTGCATTTTCATCCCATACGATATGGGATATTGTAGCGATGATAGACTGACCGTTAGGGAGTATTTCTACTCCCACATAATCAGATTGACTTCCAGTTCTCCAATGATGGAAAACATGGCTTTGTTGTTCGTTTGACATATATATTCAATTTAACTAGGTAAAACTACAGTTGAATTTCCCGTTTTGTCTACAATGACGCTCTTTCCGCCTATGACAGCTTCCGTCTTGTGTCCACTTGGGTATTCCGTTAAGCAGGAATCATTTTCCGCTTCATACAGATATACATCCATAATGGCAGTTTCGGCTATGGATGAAATCACATAGTCTGCCATTGTGCCTTTCATTCCTTCGTCAAGTTTCTTTACAGCATCTCTCAAATCGGCTGCCTGAACAAGCATATAGCATGATGTCTTTTTCTCCGCTCCGCTCTTTTCGTCTAGCGTAATGTAATACAGCTTACACTTAAACCAGCGATCGGCTGCATCTTCTTCATATGGGAACAGTTCGCTGTAATTGGAGCGTTTAATGTCCGAAACAGTGAACTCGCCACTAATAAACGGTGTCATTTCCGATATAATACGTGCTTCCGCCTCAGTAAAGCTAAGCGCATCAACCAGGTATTGCTCACTTACTTTCTTAATCATCCCATTTTCTGCTACTTTTTCGTAGCGAATTTTACACTCAAAAAATGTTTTCATGTCTATTATTATTAACAAATTAACTTAATCAAAATTGAAATTATCCTCACCACTTGGTTCTTCGTCTGGCATATCATTACCGAAATCCATCGGAATGAACCAGTCTGAAATATAGTCTTGCATGATTAATCCTCCTGTTCTTGCTTAAAATATTCATAACTTATCTCTCCATTTACGATCATATCCATGATTTCTTCATCGGAAGATGTGGCTATTTTCATCATGAACTCATCTTTCTTCACCTTTTCAATATCTTCATTTTCATTCTTATCCACCTTTTCCACCCTTCCCGTCTTTTTTGCCTTTTCAGACATATAAGACACAGCATCTTTAGCTATTTTCAAGGCATACTCTGAATCGTATAAAGACATCATGGATTGAATGTATATTCCGTTAATCCTGTCAAATATTTCCTGTTGGGGAAGGCTTAGGAACTTTGCCGTATTCGCTCCCATCATCACCTTTATCTGCCAAGATGTTTTTATATTCACTATGTGAAGCCATCCCTCTTTGATAGGGCTTTTAATAATATAAAAGTCACCTACAATATATCCTTCGTCTATTTCTTTCTTTTTCATAGCTTATACTTTTCCAAAGCAAGAATCATTTTATGATCTTCAAAGGCTGATTTTATTGTATTGTCAATCATCTTGTTGTGCGTTTTAGAATCTATATCCAATTCTGAAACATTGTATCCATTGTCAATCTTATTCTGAATACTGAAATAATAATTTCTTATTGTCAGCACATTTTTGTGTATCTCTTCCCTTGTCATTTTCTCGATAAAAATTTATTTTTAACAAATGATAAAAGCATCACGGATATTTCATCGGCATATCTTGCAAAATCATCCTGGTATTTCTCGTCAACATTGTTATCCATCCATAGGATTTGATTCTTTGCCATAGTACCTACCTTTTCAAGCGTTTCAAACATTTGAAGGCTAGATCCGGGGAGTGTTTTCTTTAACATTTCATTCAACTCAATGGAAGATGAGTGGATAATATCAGCACAAAAAGCAATGGCGTTGACATACATCATCCAATCCATTTTCTCATCATCAGACATCTTCTTGATAATATCCATGCCCCTTACATATTTACCGTCAGGATAAGCCTTGATATATGCTTCCTGAAACTCCTTTATCTTGGCTGTTACACGAGAACACTCAACCATACGTCCTTTCTTGATAAGATCGTTCTGCTGCTTGCGCAACTCCTTCATCTTTTCCTCTCTCTCACACTCCTGTATTAACAAATGTCTTTCCATATTCAATTATCTTTAATTATCTTTATAAGTTCTTTAAACTGGTCCGCAATTATCTCTAGTTTTCCCTGTATCTTCTGATTCATATTCCCGTCCTTGTAGGAACTCTGAAATCCTTCATAACGTGAATCAATGCTGGAATAGCAGAATGAATCAGACGTGATGTTTACCATCGTATTGTCACCGTCTATGAACGGTTCAGGTATGTCTACTTTTATCATCATAGCAATCCGAAATAACTGTCTAGTTTATCAATCGTTTTATCTCCATCAGATAGGACATACTCAATTACTTCACGTCCTGAAAGTGTTATTCTCAACTTGTCCACAGGCTGGACATTGGCTATACCTTTAGAGTAATTGTTGTAATGAACAATTTCCCATCCTTTTATGGATGACAGCATCCTCCGTTTGCCACACAAATTTATAGCTTTTGGAATAAATTCCTTTTCTTTCTTATCCATAATCAATCGTTTTTAAACTTTTTAAACATCTCATCTCCCAATACTCCGCTAATGAACATGGTAAGTTCTATTTCCCATTCATCTTCCTTGCCCTTCACGAACGGATAAGTAAGCTGATGCCATTCGTGGTAATCAAACAGCTTCATGCGAAGCGGATAATAATCAAACATTTTCTTGTTTTCATAAAACACACGGATATGATTTTTCTTAATCTCCGTGTAAGACAAACCGTAGTAATCCAATATCTGGTATAATTTGTCCATAGGGGTAAAATTACATTTCATGCTTTATATATTCTTTTAGTTGTTTATGCAACGATTTCATATACTCTATTATTGTATCCGCATTAGGATCTGAAAAGTCAACATCCTTTACGCTTTTCAACTTTAACCCATACACTGAAACAACAATAACTTCTATGATGTTATGTTCTCTATCTTCACGGTATAACACATCTTTAATGCTAGATGTATTAATGATGGGAAAATCACCAACTTTTATTAAAGATTTATACTTACCTAGCATCATTGGCATTATTGACGTTATGTCGTTTTCTACAAAATCAAAAAACATATTCTCGTCAACTCCGCAATCTACTGTTTCAAGAAACATACGAATAACATCCCACTCTGATTTTACGTGAAAAGTATTATCTGACTTGTCTACAAATATGCCATCACCAAATCCATCCAACGATTTATCGGAAGCGGTGTACCCTAACCGTTCAAGTCTGTTTCTTATGTCGCTTGAATCCTTTCTAATCAATACCTTCATGGCAAATATTATGTTTAATTACTATTGTCGATTGTTTCGGTAGGCTAACCTGTTCACTGTTTTCCTTGTTGGTTAAAATGTATCTTTCCCCAGTATCACTAAACAGGAAATCATTTTTTACGAAGGGTATTTTATTTCCGTCATACCCCACAATAAAGCAGTTTTGAAAAATTTCTAGTAGAATCATGGTCTTTTGTTTTTAGCGCATAAAGAAAAAATAGGTTTGACATGAAATGCGTTTCTTACAATCCAGTCGTAATCTACGCTTCTCGGATCTCTTTCAATACTCCAAAGTTTGCTAGCGTAATTCATATCGCTTTTTAATAATCTGATTTGTCGTTTCTGTCTATATATAACAATGCAAGGACAGAATACAATCATCATTATTTCTAAAAACTTTTTCATTGTTTTATCACTTTTATGGTTAATAAAATCGGGGGAACGCTTTCCCCCTAAACTTTCATTATAGATATGCTTGCTTCTACACTCAAACATGATGCAAATATAGTCAATAAAATGACATACTATCAAACATTTTAAAATACATATTATTTATTCACATTTGTTAAAGTATGCCTTAAATACATTCACATTGTATATATTAACCTGTCCATAGTTAGCATCAAAAATCTTTTTCACTTCGTAACCTAGCTCGTAAGATATTACTTTCATCTTTCTCCAGCTAACCTTTCTCCAGTTTACACCGTTTTCCTTTGACCATCTTTTGATACTATACCATTCCTTGGATTCATCTAGTTGTTCCGTCTTTAGTTCTAGTTGTAGCTTTGCTTCCTTGTTTTCTAAGGTTAATGCTTGATTCCTTTCATACTCATCAGCCCAAGCCCTAGCAGCTTCGGCAGGATTGTTGAAGTTTGGAAGTCTTGATGATATAGAAGTATTTCCCGTGGTAAGAAACTCTTCGATCTTGTCATCTACCCAAATAGCAAAATCAGTGGATAATTTTTGAGCAACCCTAAGAGCTATTTTTTGATGTGCCCATGTTCCTTGCTGTGATACATTTCCTCCCTTTATAATTTGCAGTAAATCAGTCGAAATAAAATTTTTTATTTCGCTCAAACGATTTACATAATCAGTCATTTCCTTAGAATTTATAATAGTGGATAGATTTTTATCAGGAAATAACCTAGCAAAATCTGTAAGACATACAAGGATATATCCATTCATCTTACGCATCCTAACATTTATTCCATTATAAGAAAATATCTTACCCATTTCGGAGGGATTTGCCGTACTTAAAACAACACCTGTGTCATTTAAGTTTTCTTCATTAAACTGTCGCATAAATAAAAAAAAAGAAGCAGAGATCTCTTCAACTTGCGACAGTTATACATTAGACTTATGAAAAATGTATGAAGAAACCTCTGCTTATATTTTAGGTAGCAGCTATCATTATAAAACAAAAAAGTCCAAAAACTATCGCACCGCAAAGATACATAAAGTTTTTATAATACCAAAAAAAATCATTATTTTTGCAAAACAATTAAAATGAGTAATATATGGCAAAGAAAGTGATTAGGGTGAATGTTAAATCCCCTAAAATAACATCAAATAAAAAGGCATCTCCCGTAAAGGTCAAGATAAACATGAAGAATACGGGAGGAACACAAGCTATGGGTAAAAAATAGATTGCTTATTACAACATCTATACCCATCACTAATAGTTTGATGCGTGTGCACTTTCCTATCTCCATATCTTTGATGCAAGTATAATGCAATAAAGAATCCAACAGTAACAAAACCAATTGATGTATAGTATATCGCATTAATCAAATGTGCATCCTCAAACACCACATTATTAAATACAATATCCAGTATTGCGTATATAAACATTTCAATGACAAATATTCTATGGTATATACAAAATAAAAACACCTTTGACAATACATAGAACAATATTGCATTAAACAGTTTGGCGTTAAAGAATATGGTAAGGTACTTGTCCGAAAACGGAGTGGCATACTGAATATACTCCAATGTGTCACCATCATAATATTCAATGATATCACCTGTTCCAACAGAGTGTATAACCTCACACTGATGGACAAGTATAGCAAGACAGAACAATATAGGATAACATCTTATCACCCAAATAAGAAACGTCCTGTATAAATTGTTCAAACTTTCCTCTAGCATTTTGTCTTTCATAAATTTACTCTCCTGGACAAATTCCTAATAATCTCTTCTTTCGTTCTCCCTTTCAACAGGTTAAGATCAATTGTTGCAGAACCTACCTTTACGCACCCATCAGATATGTATTGCTGCACACGTTCGTTTACCAGATAGTCCGCACCAAGCATATCCAATCTTGAAAGTCCTTTCACATCATTTCTTCTGCTTAATACAAATCCACCTACTGTTCTCCATATGCGTCTGTATTGGCTTATTCCGTCCTTTACAGGCATGATTATGTCGTTTTCAAACAATGGTATTCCGTTCATGTCAAACACGCCTGTAAACCATTCTACAACACAACCACTGCTATCTCTTACACGTCCATAAGCATCTATGGATACATCGTCAATAAGAAGTTCATATCGCCCCGTTACTCCATTAAATATACGGAGTAACGGGAAATTAATGTCATTTCTTTCCATTTCCCTTAATCGCTTCAATACATTCCTTTGCCCCATCATCGAAACCATGCTTGTATCCCTTAGCGTATTCTCCAATGTTATACACCGCCATTGCAAATACAAACAGGATGATACCTAAAGCCTTATGCCAACCGGGTAACGAGATGGAAAACGGCTTAAATGTAATTGTTAGATCTCCAACCCATAATAGGGCGATAATACATATAATTGTAAATAATATTGTTTTCATAATCAATATTTTTTTCCGTGAAACATAGGTCTTAGTTCATTGTATCTCATCTTCTGCTCAATATGCCATAGCAAATCTATGCCAAGATGTTTGGCTAGTGCAAAGATTGAAAATATCATCTCATTTACAATCGTAGAAAGATACTGGTAATCTACAATTGGTTTGGTAAATATGGAATATATCGCTTCCGTGAAACTCAATTTGCTGTACATGCAGGCAATATCATCCATATATTCGGAGTTAATATCATTACTAGCAGATTCAAGGCTTATTCCTCGAAATCCTGCAAGGTCAAGCAGGCGTATAACCGCATCGCTTAGTTCGTCTGGAAGTGTGTCTTTTACATTTTTTTCAAAGGAACACTTAAATCGCTTTTCTTCTTCCACTAATGTAGGATAGCGATTATAGTCCATTTCAAAACGTGATTTACATTTCTTTCCTAATCTTCCCTTTCTATCCGCTTCCACAGCTTCCATAAGCTCTCCAACGATAAGACAAAGGAAGTGTTCATCACTCAATTCTTTATCGTGGAAACCATGCTCACAAGCTGTCTTATAAGCTATATCCCGTAGTTCGTTCAAATTAATATTTTCCATAATCATATAAGTTTTAATGCTTCCTGTAAACCTGCTTCAAGTGCGTCTTCGTAGGTGACATATACTTTATAGCCATTCCCTTTGTTTATTTCGTTCTCCATCCAGTCGCTTTCTTCTGTTGGAACATTGAAATCACAAAAAGAAAGCGTCCATCTTTTTCCAATAACAGGTTCTACATATACATACACACCTCTTATTTCACGCAGCCACTTTTGTGCAATGGACTGAGTGGGACGACTATAACACAATTTTGGCAAATTCTTATTCGTTCGGAACACAGATTGCATTATCCGATTATTGTCCTCTTTAATAATATCTTTACAATACTCATTGAATCCTTTCTCTTTCAGCAACTTTGCTGTTTCTAATGTTACAAGTTCTTCGGTCATAATTTTATTCTCCTTTTAATTTCTTTATTAGCGCATCAGTGAAACCAAGGCTCCATTCTGCTTTCATATTTAATCGAAATACATTACTTTCTTACCTATACATACCTTGAACCTTGAAAGAGATTCACTATATTGTGTAATATTATTGGGATTATATTTGTTAACAAAACATCCAGTACGTTTATGGTATCTGACACAAGCATTTTCAGGAGATTTAGCCAATATTTCTTTCTCATCGCTAAAACTAAAAAATAAACTATCTCTATATGATACCTTATACCACTTTACTTGGCTTCTTATCTTTTTAAAATACTTTGCTTTCATTATTCCTCCTTTATTTTAAAGTGTTCAATCAGTTCATTTACGGTAGCCTTGTGAACGGTATCCGTATTGACATCAATATGATAGTAGACCCAATAGGTAGAGAACTTGGTTTTAGGACACAGAATCCACTTATCCCCATCGGTAAACCATTGGTACTTGTCTGTATCATCCCTCAATGTAGCTATAGCTAGGAAAAGTTCCTCGTTCGTTCCGCAATCAATCCTTCCTTTCTTGGTTACGGTATCTATATCATATATCACCCCATATAAATTCCCATAAGATGTTATGATTGCTCTTCCTTCTTCAATGCTTTTATGACTTCCATTGCCGTCATAATTATGTGCATCTAAGGTTGTATTACCAGAATTAAGTATTTCATATCCCAACTCTTCCAGCTTCTTCCGAAGTTCCGGTGTGTTTTTGCGTATAAAACACTGTGTTGTAAATCCCATAATTATTCCTCCTTATCTATCTTAATATCAGTTACTTTACCACGACAGACAAATCGCTGGTCCATATTGGGGTTGTCATAAGCTATATCGCAAATGATTTCTGAACTATCATCGCACTCATTTTGTAATGAGCACTCATCACATATTCCAACGCACAATTCATGTAGCATCCCGTCTATTATTATTCCGTTCTTTACTTCCATATTCAATCTCCTTTCTCTTTAATCCGTTCAAGCACATCCCTGTTGGCTTCGAGTATTTCATCGAAAGAGGGGATAGGAAGCCATGCTTTTATTACGCCTTCATCGTAGAACAGGTGAGAATATTCTCCGAGTTCTGCAAACTTATTCCATTTTTTAAAGAAATAAACTTTCTCAACAACAGCACCATCAGTAATAAAGTAATATCCACTCTCTTCCGGCAACCGTTCATTAACACTTATCCAAGGAGATTGCTTCGAATGCCATTCGGCACCTTGAACGAAATTCATCTCTCCAAACTTTGCCAAATCTTTACCAAACAAAGTTCTGTCAACTGTCCTGTGATTAAACAGGATATTTTCTCTTGCCGCTTCTTCTACTGTCTGTTTCATATCAAAATACTATTTTAAAATCTTTACCTTTCAATGTAGGAAGCCTGTCGGTGACAAACTTCTCCAGTTCCTGTTCGTCTATCGGGAATAACGGGCAGTATTGGTATCTGAATGTATGTACAAATCGCCCGTCAAGCATTACATCAAAAACCAGTGTTTTCATAATTTATTAACTTTTGTCCATAAACTAAATTCGGTATAGAGATATTCCCATATATCCCTGTAACGGTATTTGTCGTTTGGGTATTGGCAACGGACACAATAATCCGTCTTATATAAAACCTCATAGATTACTCCCCTGTGTTCAAACAGTTCGTTACTATCAAGGGTTCCTACTTCTACCTTTTCCATCATCGTAAACAAAAATTACTACTTTACCAATTCTATCGTAGGGCATTGATAAGACCAAACATATAAGCCCATATCCGACATGGTTCCATCTTTTTTCACCTTGTTAAACAATGGTTCAATATTGTCAGAAAAATCAATCCTATAATCCTTGACATAGGCATATCGTTTTGATTCATTAGTAGTAATACACACCTTGCTTCCGATAGGATACTTTGCATTGGATCCAATGTACTCCTTCTTTAATTTTATCATTTCGTTCTTCAATTCATTCATCTTTGAATTGATAATTTCTTTCTTTGTTCTAAATTCTTCTTTAGTCATAGATATACACGTTTAACATTTTGACAAAATCTGTAACACAATAAGCCATACAATGACAATCATCAATCGTCCAACATATTTCCACATATAGCTTTCATTATCATAGCAAAAACAATTCCAAAAAGCATAAATTCACTCCTTCCTAACATTATTGTCCACCCACCTCATTGCGCCCTTTAACGCATCAGATGTGGACTTATAAAACATATCTACAAAGATATTCATCCGTTCGCCTTTTATTATTCGGTACATGAAGTCTTTTTCTCCTGTGACCTCTATTGTACATCCCTTATAATATGCTACGTATTTCTTTCTCATACGGCAAAGATATAGTTTATTGGTTTTCCAACAACTTTTTATTAACTTTTATTAAGCGTTTTTCCCAGTCGTTCAGATTATCACCCGTATTAATTTTCCCCATAACCGAAGCTATATCAAAAGATTTGCATTTTTCATACAGATCACTCATTGTCGTTCCTTGTATGATAACTCCGTTCTTTTCCCCGGAAAAATATCCGTCAACACTCTCTATTACGTCCCATTTTCTCCCTTCTAGGATAGCTTGTTTATTGTTCGTTCCCATTATATTTAGCTATTATATTATTCATTTCATTGTTCTTGGCTTCCGTAAGACCTAATTCGGATATATTTTGAAGCGCAATCTCACATTGTTGACTAATGTATGAGATTTCATTGACATCAATATCACGGTTATCGTATATAAACGCTTTCCCTAGCTTAACAGCAAGGCCTTGACATATATTCCCGGCAACTTTTTCAGCCGCTATAATGTTAAAACAAATAATTTGCTTAATACTTAGTTGATTGCTCGTTCCCATATTCTTTTGTTTTTAAGTTAGTAATTGTTCCCGGTAGCGGTGGCGATCCGCTTGTTGTTCTCCATACCGGGAAAATAGCATTATTTCCGCTTTATTTTAATTCCCTGAATGAAACCGTTTCAAAATCGCTCTTGATAATCTCTATCTGTACAGGCTTAACAAAGCGATCCAGTTCTTTGCGTATCTCTCTCATTTCTTCAAACGGTACGGTTACAATGTTCCCGGCAACTAACAAGTTGCGCAAAATGTTGTCTAATTCTTCGCGTTTCATATTATTGTATATTTTTGTAAAACTCACAATACAGACCGTACAGGTCTATAATATCTGAATCAGTTAGTATTCTCCTTAAAACTCTTATTACTCTAATTACTTTCATTATTCGTTCAAATATGATTTAGGAAGCAAAGGGAAAACTCTTAACACTTCATCAAAACGCACGTTCCCAAACTTTTTGATATATACGGAAAAATAACGTTCACTCCGCCTACGATCAATATTTATGCATCTAGGTACGTCCTTTCGATTTAACGTATTATAGTCGTTTGCGTGCTCTCTTACAAACTTAATCAATTCAGGCGTATTTATGTACATTTTGATTATGTTTTGTGTCCTGGTGCCGTTATAATACAGGCGTTTAACCTGTTTATCAGGTAGCTTGTGTCCGTCATAGCTTTTCCAAAACTTGATATTTTCCTTGATAAGATCCAATGTATCAATACTTCTGTTAGCTTTAAACGTTCCTATCTTAATACTTTCATTGTCAAAAATAGGAGATAATTCTTTTTGTAAATTTTGTTTTCTCATTGTAAATAATATTTATTTATGTTTATAATCTCCAGCATAATCGTGCCATATTCTATAATCGTAATTATATTTAGTCGCTTTACGTTTTATAGAACGACTGTAAGTAGGAGAACCGTCAAGTATATAGCTTAATTCTCTCTTTAAAACCGCTCCGATTAGCGGATAAACATCTAAATAATTGCCATCACATTTACTTAGGTCTATTACTTCGTTCTCTAGGGCACGTTCTAAAGCCTTATCCATTGCAGATATAACACTTTCTTTGACAAAATTGTACTTTTCGATAAATTCTTGTTTTTCCATAATACTATTCATTTAGATAATTCATCAAGTTTTGGCAATACCCACGATTTTAGGTATAATCCCAGTCTTTCCCTAACATAGTTTGCCGTAGCTTCATCAAACGTAGGGCAATCGCTCGGTATTATTGGTTCTTGGAAACACCCCACACGATTATCCACTATATTGTTTACCTTGGTAATTGCTTCTTGTAATTGGTCTATAGCGTATTTCTTTTTCATTGCTGCATTATGTTTTTATAGGTTATTGTAAAGGCTTAATTGCTCTCTAATAAATTGGATATGTGTTATTTGCTCGTTAAACGGTAAAGAGTGTATTTCCTTGTAAAAATCGCTTTCGCTTATGATTTTGCAATGGTTGTCTTTGCAATACCTTTCAAAGTCCTTTTCCGTGCCGTTCCCGAAACTGAATGCTTTTTTGATCTTTTCGTTGCACCAAACGGAGTATCCACCGTCTTGTATTGCGTCTTTAATGGAATTGTACGGGCGGCCTGTTAGACCATTGCTGAAACTGTTAATAGTAAATTGTACCATAATTATATTGTTTTTGATTGATTAATAGGTAAGTTCCGCCAATATATCCGCATTGAATACGGGTAACTGTTTTGCGTATCGTGTACGCCCGTCTAGGAGTGTTTCCGTAATGGTTAGCTCTAGTAATTTGTATATTGGTGTATTCCAGATAGGTTTTTCTAGGGCTTCTATTTCTTTGTACCGGGGCGAATCTATATATATACCTTTTGGACCGTGGTAAAACTGTTTAAAAAACGGGTGATCTTTATGTCTGCATACTAAATGATAACTTATGTGTTTATATGCTATATCCTTTACCGTTTTTGAGGCCGATTTACAAATATATTGGCTACCTGTTTTGCTGTTTTTTTACTGTTACTAGTATCATAATGTTTTTTGTTTTTATGGATAATATATCGGTATTGATTGAGATCTTTCAATAGAAGGCTTTATTTTGCCCTCTATTGACGTTTTTGGATGGAGTATTGCACACATTCAAGTATATATTTAGCGTGCTCCCGGGCCGCTTCCTGTTTTTCCTGTTTTGTGGGTGTTATCCCATCGTACTTGCGCAATAGTTTGGCAGCCTCTCTGACTATAGTTTTCATCGTGCTGCAATTTGCAAGGTATTCTAATTGTGGTTGTACACCCTTGTTTATTTTTTTAATTAGACAATCTTGCAGCCGTGATGTTATATTGTATATTTCGCTTGTATTACGTATATACATTGCAAGCAAATTGGGTACGTCGTTTCTTCTTTCCATAATGTTACGTTTTTTAATTGTTATTGTTTTGTTTCTGTTTTTCGATATAGTCGGTTATCTGTATGGATAGGTACAAGCAACCTAATAATATTAATGTTTCGATCATAGTTATTTACTTTTGATTTTTCCAAACTCTATAATCATTATCACTTTCAAAACACATATAACCGCCAAAAACCTTGCTAATATGTGCGGGGGTAAACGGGCAATTTTTAATTGCCCGGTACCGTGTTTCAACTTGTGCAAAATACGTTCTCATTCTTCTTTCCTCCTTTCCACTTCGTCCAATACTTCAGAAATTGCTTGCCCTAACAGATAACAGCGTATAGTTACGTCACATGATTCCGCGCTTCTTTCCAAATAACTCATATCGCAACCGAACTCCGTTAACGCATCCTCTAACAGATCCAAATTGTGACATAGATATTCCTCGGCCGTCCACGCGTTAAATGTATAAGATCCTGACGCGTTCCCCGTTACGCTATCACATGTAAACAGTGTATCGTTGAGATCCTGTTCCACTTCGTCCCTGTTTTCAAAGGTTACTACTATATTGTTTTCGTTGATATAGTTCAAAACGTCCCCTTTAACCGCTGCAAAATAATCGTATCTTTCCATAATTGTAATATTTAATTGTTAATTTTCAATTGTCCATTGTATAGCATGTTGCGCAGCCTGTAAGGTAGGATATATAATACACTCGTATTCTGGAGTTTTCCACATACAAAAACCGTACTTTTTAAAACTTTCCTTAACCGGCTTTTCTAAAAATTTGGGCAAATTTTCCTTATTCGCTTCGTAGCTTGTAATTTGCCCGCCAATCGTTTCTACTGTATAAACTATCATATTATTTCCCATTCTTTTTTTACAAAGCCTCTAAAGCTGCCAAACGATTTTCTAAACGCTGCTAACGCTTCTTTCTTCGTCTTGCCATAATAGCAATAACGCGCTCCATTATGAAACTCTACTGTTAACTTATATTCTTTACTCATATCTCCCAATTATATAAGGTTGTAACATTGGTACATATTCCATGCCGTTTACCTCGTAAATTGGCAAGTAATTACACCAGCTTCCTACACCGTTATTATAGAAGCCTTTAAAAACAAAATCAGATGGAGAGGCGTTTTGTATAACCTCTATATCTTTAGCACGATATATATTTTTTTCAACAAAAGACCTTATCCAGTCTAGTTCCTTTGCGCCTTGTTCCTCCGTCAACGGTATACCGTATCCGTTCCCAACACGAGCCATCCAATTGTAATTAATAACATTACGCCGCAAGTCGTTTGAGCGTTTTTTTAATGTCTGTATCTGATCTTCTGTTATTACGCCGCTTTGTTTAATTTCTTTTAACAAAGGTTCTTTATCCAGATCGTCTACCACGCTATCAAACACCTGATAGATATTACACCAACCCATATCCGACACGATCAAAAACTGCATGCCACTTATAACCAATGTGTAATACTTGCTTGTATCGTCAAAATTAATGTGGTACTCAGTGTATTCGTTAAACGCTGCAATATGTGTTTCATGTAGTTCTACTTTAAACACCCTATAAGGTTGACTATATACTAGGTATTCTATCTTTTCGTTATCCGATTGAATTTCCGTATTGTAATACAACCGACTAGCGTACACACATTCGTTAACCGCGCGCTTTAAATTGGTACGTTTCCCCGCTTCAAAGTTACCGATATGCAGTAATGCAGTATTGCCGTTAATCATGTTTTTAACCGCTCTTTGTGAGATTCTCTTTGCTTCCATATATAATGTATTAAGTTTATATACTGTACTCTGTATCCATACGGGCTTGTAACCGTTACCAACCACATAAAACAGGATGGTAGCTACATTACAATATGTGCGTATCGTATATACCGACCAGTATTAAGGCTTATGTATAGGATACACACGCACATACATTATATTATATTAGGGATGTTAATCGCATATCGCACTAGATTACTATCTCCATTATCAAGCAATACCCGTACCTCTGCATCGTGGCTAACAACACCGCTGTTTATATTCCGCTTATTCCCTGGTTTGCGGATCTGTACCACGCTCTCACCGTGGCAAGCTGTTTCAATACGTCAAGTATCTCTTTGTCTTTCCGACACTGCAAACATACGGCGTTTTTGATTAGGTTGTATATTTCATTAACATTCATTATAAATTAAGCCCGTTTTTTCCAAAATCAATACAGTTTATATACATATTTTAAATTAATATTGCATAATATTAATAGATCCGACCATGCAAGACACGTTTTAGCCTAATATTATGTTTAATTTCAAGATTTTTCAATGTTAATTTGTGTTAAATTTGTTTGTAAGTGTCTGATAATGAGGGAATTACGAAATCTTCGTAGATGTTGTTTGTAAAGATATTTTATTTGTAAAGATTTCGAAATTCGATTGTCGTAGAAAAGAATTCTTTTTTATTTACAAACGTTGAGAATCGTGGTAGATAAACGTGCGTAATTGCCTGTAAATCAGTGCCATACCCCCTTTTGTAGAGGCTTCGCGGTGGGTGTGTCGCTCCCGATAAATTTTTTTCTGAAAAATTTTTTTTCTCCAAATTTTGCTCGGATGGCTGATTTTGCGTTTTGGAGGTGTATTTTCGGTAGTTTTCAACAAAATCGGATAAATTTTTACATAAAAAGTTACGAAAATCGTAGGTTTTTTGGTGTATTTCGTAGGTATGGTTGCATTTTTTATGTCTTTTTTTGCAGTATAAGTTATTGGTTTACAGTATTCTTCGTTGATTTCGTCGTTTTGATATGTATCTATACTAAATTACGTATGCAGTTTTGGTGTATGTATGTGTATGTGTTATGTATTTATTGTGTATGTATATGTATTGTAATATAGTATGTATCGTGTACGTGTATGTATGTGTTGTAAATATATATTACTTTTAACATTTAATACGTAAATTAATAGGGAATTTTTTCGTATAGGGTTACGATTCAATTTTTTTTGACAAGGATAAATAGCTTGTTTTCAGCCATTTAACCACTAATTTTTGCGAGTTTTTTGACAAGTGTTGAAAAACGAAGAGTTTACGAAGTCTACGAAAAATCAACGAATTTCGTAGGTTTTTTACGAATTTTCCCGAATCAATTAGTTGCATATGCAACTATCGGTGTTGAGATTTTTTATTTTATGTTAAATTAAGTCAATTTTACATTTCTTAACGTAGAAAATAACAAGTAAATAAAAAATTATAGTTAAATCATTTTAACTAAAATGAGAAAAATTATGACAAAAGTAAAAAATAACAACAATCAACATTTTTTACTTTTCTTGTTCAAAGCATACTGTGGACGTGAAAGTAAAAAATCTTGTGTCAAGAAAGATAAACTATCTTTCTAAACACGTATTTGTTAATCGCTTAAACATTTGCAGTTAATTAATTTAACTAATTGTTTTCGTATTGTTTTTTGCGCTATATTTGCAGGTAAAATCAAGTAAAATGTGTGTGTAAAATATGGAAGAAGAAATAGAGATTAAACTTAGGTTGCCCGAATCAAGGCGTGTCATATGCCTGTCCGATGCAATGCCCGACAGGGAGCGTTGGTACAAGGGGATGAGGGTTCAGACGTGGCTGTTCGGGTGGGTTACGCTCGTCAGCTTCCGGGATCGTCACTGTTGTCTTAAACTTGACGAGCCTCTGGAGGACGGAACAAAGGCTGTGTTCGTGTCGGAAGCGTCATTCATCAAGCGTGTGCCCGTACCTTTAACTGCAAAGTCTATGGCTGCACAGGTCGCTGGTGTCAGCGTGGAGGGTGAAGTGCTGGAGTACGAGAGGAAGATGAAGAGAAAATGGGAGAAGGAGAGGAAGCATATAGCGGAGATATGTGCAAGGTACGGGTATGTGCTTCCTTCCGAGTGGAAACGGTCGTTAAGGAGATTTGCTTCGTGGTGTGAGGGCCAGGTAAGGCAGTACGGTCATATCGTGGATGCCGACTATCTTATGCGGCATGACACGTCCGTTGTGGGCGGAAGGAGCGTGGATGATCTAAGGTTCGTGCCAGATGTGGATATGGTGGATGGGACCGGGGCGAACGGGAAGCCTTCCGCCGCTCGCGTTTCACGGTGTGCGCTCATGCCGGGAAGCATCGTCACCGCCATACGTAACGCAGGGAACGAGATGGACAAGTCGGTGTCGTTGTGGCGGAACAGCTACTTCGTGAAGATGAGGCGTTTCGGGTACACGTTCAATACCTGCTGTGACGGGGCAAGGACACGTGACGATGCGTTCACGTGGTTCAAGGACATTACCATACAGTACATGGCTGACCTTATAGAGTATTACGGGATAAGACGTGATTCCATCGTATGCCGGAAGCTGGAGCACATCGCGGACGTGTATTCTTCGCTTGATGATATGGACTCACGCCCTGACATATCAACGGACGATTATGACCTGTATCCTGTTGTGATGTTCGGGAAGGTTGTGGACCGGGAGAAATCGGTAGAATCGGTAGAATCGGTAGAGAAAGGAGGGGAAAATGACTGTCGCTGAATCTGCAAAGGCTTCTTATGAATACATCCTTGATTCCGTTATGGGAAAGCTGGCGGACAAGGGCGGTGGTCGCGGTTTCCGTAAAGCCAGGGATGAAGGCGAGTGGAAGCGTTCCATATCCGCTATGGTCGAGATGGACATAGCCGATGCGTGCAGGGAGTGCAATTTCAGACGGCACAGGAGCGGTTCCATCATGGCTTTTGACGGTAAGATATTCGTTCCCATGATGAAGGAGGATCTGATGCGCCTGTGTATGGACTTGTGCCGGATAAACGGTCTTAGCGAACTGTACATGACCGATACGAGCGAGCGTTTCTACCGTACCATTGTGAAGAACGTGACGCATGAGATATTCAATCCCAAGCGTAACTTCATCACGTTTGACAATTGTGTCCTTGACACGGAAACGATGGAAACGTTTGATTTCTCACCCATGATAGAATCGTGCATACGTATCAATATCAATTATGACCCGTTGGCGCGCAGCCCGTTGTGGGAGAAGTTCCTGGACGATGTGATTCCTGTGAAGGACACCCAGGATGCCTTGCAGGAGTTTGTGGGGTGTGCCTTTGTTGACAGGAAGAAGATCAAGATGGAGAAGATGTGTTACCTTCTCGGTTGTGGTAGTAACGGTAAGTCGGTGTTCTTTGACGCTGTTGTCAATGCCCTGGGGAAAGACAATGTGTCGTATATGGAGATGGCTGACCTGTCGGGTGACAAGTCTACGTGCGAGTACAATATAGCGATGATAAACGGCAAGCTGCTCAACTACGCCTCAGAGATGGGTGGGAAGGACGTGAGCGGTGGCAAGTATAAGAAGTTCATATCCGGTGAGCCTACTATGGCACGCCTTCCGTTCGGTGAACCTTTCCTTGCCGACATGATGCCGCCTTTCATGGCCAACCTTAACAAGATGCCTTCCGTTTCGGACCAGACTTATGGTCACTTCAGACGCTCCCTTGTTATCCCGTTCTATCGTGTGTTTAAGGAATCGGAACAGGACAGATCTCTTCCGTTGAAGCTGTCAAAGGAATCGGCAGCCATTATCAACTGGATAATAGAGGGTGCAAGACGGTTTGTTAAGAATAAAGGTGAGTTTACGAAAAGTTATACGATAGAATCCGTTACGGAGAATGCAAGACGTGATTCCAATAGTGTCCTGTCCTATCTTTACGATTCGGGGTATGATTCTTCGGGAGATATTGAGGAATCGGCTATCCGTGACCGTGACCTGTATGTGAAATACATAGCATACTGCAATGACTGTGGCGTTAGACCTTACAGCAAGAGAAAGATGGTTGACATGATACGCCAGGAAGGCTATTCCGTCACTTCCGCGTGGGATGAGAACAGGAACAGGCTGTTTCAGGTTGTCCTAAGACGGAAGTATAATCCTGACGAATACCTTCTGCAACAGGCTGATGATATAATGAAGGAGGATTTGCCGTTTTAAGGGTGGTTTGTTCTATGATAAATAAATACCCTTTTTGTTTTGTTTATTGATGTATATTCCATATCTTTGCATAAAAAAGGAGATATGGAATATACATTTAATAATGTAAAAGTAGAAAGTGTTAAAGATGGATGGTTTAAATCGTCTGTTTTTAATGTGTTTATAGGAAGTAATTCTTTTAAACATACTGAATTAAACAGTCTTAATCAAGATAACATAATTCGTCCTAGTAAAAAGGGAAGAGGAAGTTGTGTCCTTGTTAATGGAGAATGTATTAAAGAATGGATATCTAAGTCTTATAGGCTTTCTTTGTTCGAGAAAAAGTTTTTTATACACGAGCTTTTTGTCCAAGGATTAGTTTCTGATTCTGATATATCTTTGAGAAAAATAGACGAAAGTGAGTTTTTCTTTGAATTGAAATCATTTATGGAATCATCTGGAATTAATTTTACGATAGAAAGGCAGTATCCTATAGAGCCATATTGTGTTGATATTTTAATTAATAAATCCATTATAGTTGAAATAGATGAAAACAGGCATATTGGATATGATACAATTGATGAAATCAATAGAACCAACTTTTTAATAGGCAAGGGGTATAAGGTCATTAGAATAGACAACAAGGTTAATATTGGAAAGTTTATTGGCATAGTCTATAAATGTATTATGGATAATAATTTCGAGTTATATAAAACTTATTGATATGGATACATCTATTTTTGGTCAAAAAATAACTGTTTCTGATAGTGGAATGTATTCTGCTACGGATTTGATTAAAGCTGGTAATAATTGGCTTTTAAAAAATGGTAAATCTTTGTTTTCATGGCATGAATGGCGTCAAAGCAATAATACAAGGGAGTTTATTGTAGAGTTAGAAAAAAAATATGGTACTGCTATTATCAGCGGAAGGGGTAGAGGGCATCATACATGGGTTCATCCTTTTTTATTCTTGGATTTGGCGTTGGCGATAAATCCAAAGTTGAAAGTTGAAGTGTATGAATGGTTATTTGACAAACTTCTTGAATATCGTAATGATAGCGGTGATTCATTTAAAGAAATGACTGGTGCGCTGTATAATAATTGTTCCAATAAAAGCCAGTTCTCAAAAGCTATGTCATTATTGTGCACTATGATAAAAGAAGAATGTGGTATAACGACAGATTGGCAACACGCAACAGAAGAACAGTTGTTGTATAGAGATAAGATCCATGAATATATATCTCTTATGTGTGACATTTTTAAATGGAATAACAATGAAGCTGTCCGTGTTGGTTTGTTAAAAGCTAAAAAATGGAAGGAGATTAGGTTATCTGTTTAATATTGTTTAACCGTTATTGTTTTTACCATATTACTTTAATATGTATTTTTGCTGAAAAATTTTATTGTGTATGGATAATAAAGAGATTGTTTTATTTGATAGAAGTATTCGTGTTACTTCTGATTGGTATGTATGTGTGTCTGATGCCCAGTGTGCGATAAATGAATCTCGTAACAGGGTTGGTTTGAAAAGGTATAATTTCAGCCAGTGGTTAAAGACGCTTTACGTAAGTGACATGGTTTCCAGTATTAATGAGAGTGGCAAGGATGCTTTCAAGGTTGAGTTTGATAATGATTCGGGTAAGATAGAGCAGTATTGTCATTTTGGTGTGTTTGTCAATATGATTTTGTCGGCAAGCCCTGTTAGTGGTGTACTAGACAATGAAGATTGGTTTAATGATTACGTTTGTGATGTATATTCCATTGACTATCATGTTTATGAACACGCCAAGATACTTGCCGTTGGCGGTTTGTGGCGTTATACGACAAAGAATGCTAGGTTCAGTGATGATATCCGTATGATGGATGATATCATGTATTTCGTTCCCGATGGTTACAAGAATGCCGTGTATAGCCTGTTTTTTGATTTGCTAGGTACGTTTTATTACAATTGGGAGTTTGCGTTGCGTTATGCGAAGAAACTTCTTTTAGGGGATGTGGAGGAATGATTATGAAATGTTTTGTTCGTTTTGTCATGTTTCTCATATACGTTGACATTTTATTTGTTCTTCTTGTGTTTATGGTTCCTGCCGAAATGGTGTACAGGTGGACGAGTGGTCGTAAGCCTGTAGGATATGTTTCATGCCTTTCTGATTTTCTAGGATATCCTGACGGTTATCGTTATACGTTGAAGGATTTCTTTAGGGATATGAAACAGGGATGGCGTAATTTTAAGTAGCATGGGTTCTATTGATTATGAGTATATATTTGCCAATCTTGACACAGTGCTTGGGCTTCCTTTAAGGCGTAGGGGTAAGCGGTGGACATTGCCTGCCCGGATAAATCTGGAGAGCCATAGCAGGAAGGATAAGCTGGTTTTCTATATGAACAAGTCGGGCAGTATTACCGTTACCGAGCAGGGAGGTGATTCTGTCAACCTGTTTGATTTTCTCGTGTCTTATCTTCCCGGTTGCAGTAGTGCTTCTGATGCTTTTAGGATTCTGTCAAGTCCTGACGGTTGCAGGATGAGTTTGAAGGATTTCTACGAGAAGGAGTATGATTCGGGAAGGCAGGAATCAAGGTTTGTTGATATGAAGTATGTTGACAGGCTTAGCGATGCTGGGCATTGGAAGGGTAATAACCTGTACGAGTACCTTTCAGGCGTTTTCGGTGTTGATTCCGTGAATGATGTGTTTTCAAGGTACAAGGTAGGATGTCTTGGAAAGGAATCCGCTGTGTTCTGGTATTCCGACAAGGATGGTAACGTGTGCCATGATAACAGGATAAGATATGAGGTGAACGGGCACAGGAAGAAGGAAGCCCATGCTTTCAGGAAGTTTACTACGGGCGAAGGATTTACCTATCGTGGTTATTTTAAGCCGTTTTTAGGGGATTATTGCAGCGATGCGATAACTTGTATGGTTGAATCGGAAAAAACCGCCATAATAGCTTCTATGGCTTTTGGTAACGGTTTTATATGGACAGCTTGTGGCGGAATGAACCAGCTTGGAAATAAATTGCCAAAAAATGTTATTTTGTTCCCCGACTTTGATAATAAAGCTATATCTTTGTGGGGTGACAAAGGACGTGTGGCGAGATGGTGGGAACACCCTATCCTGTCTTTTGGATTGAAGCATAACGATGATATCGGAGATGCTGTTATTAATAATTTGAATAGTATTAATGTTAAACAATTTAGAGAATGGATATTGAATTAGGAATTGATTTCAAGAACGCAGCTATTGCTTCCATTGACATAATGATGGAAGAAGTGTTGGATGATCATGATGTGAATTTCTTTGACGCATTGCAGAATGCTACTGAAAACATTATTGAACTCACTACAGTAAATGATGTTAATGATATTTGCTGTGAATTTTACTATGTGATGGATGAGAATGAGCGTGTCATGCACCGTGAGTTCTTTGAAAAGCTGAAAAAATATCGCGAAAGCAAGATTGAACGTATTGTTCCTTTGAAGGAAAAAGACTGCATTGTCATGGGTAATAAGTATGTTGAATTAGGTAGTGGTAAAGAGTGTGTCGTTAACAGTGTTATCCACATGCTTGCCGATAATGACCGAATGATTAAAGATGCTGTTTTGTATGTAGACCATCTTTGTCAGCGTATAGCGTGTTCTGCTGATGAGTTTAGGAAAAAGTTTGGGGTGAGGAAATAAGGCGTGATAATTTTGTTTTAATCAATTTTATTATTATATTTGCATAATTAAAATTTGATAAAAATGAAAGATTGTGGTATTTATATGTTTTTGTATAAAAACTATTGTTATGTTGGTCAATCTATTAGAATTTCTAAAAGAATTGATGGTCATAAAAGGATGATTAAATCTAAAACTCATCCAAATATGGATAAAATATCAGACTATGATATTAATGATATTGAATTTTCTATATTGGAAGAATGTAATCCATCCGATTTAAATAGAAGGGAAAAGTATTATTTTGACATTATGTCTAAAAAGTATGTAATGTTGAATAAAGCTAATTGTGGTATGTCTGGTGATCGTTTTTCTGATAGGTATTTTTTATTAGATAAAACTCCTTTTCTTGATTATGTTAATGGGGATTTTTATATTGATAATATTGTTATCGAAAAGAAAGACGGTCTATACTGTTTATCTCAATTGGTTGATTTTATTTTGGACAATAGCACATATTCCGTAAGTTTAAATAACATTATAAATACCAACGAATTTGCTGAACGTATATATGAATTATATAAGAATAAAGGTCTTGAGATTCCAGCAAAAAGATGTTTAGTAAAAAAAATGAAGGATTTAGGGATATATAAGTGTGTTGGTGCTAGGGGTAATAGAAAAATATTCTGTGATTTTGGTGTGTTTATTACTTTTGCTTATATGTCATGTCCTCCATTTGGAGCGTCTGTTTGTATGATTATTGGTAAAAATTTATAAGAACAAGCATGGCTAATAAAGGAGAAATAAGAATTGACGGTAAGGTGATGGGAAAGGATTACGGTAGGTATTTCTATTCTCCGCGTGGTAATATGTGGGCTGTCACCTTGTGTACGTATGACTGTGATGATGGTCGTATGTTTGAAAAAATAGAGTTGTATAGAACTAAGGATGAGGCTAGGGAAGCTGCATTCAGATTGAATACGGAAGAAAGAAATGGGTAAGACAGATGCAAGTGTAATAAAACTACCTGAGGGGTATTCATTGAAGAAGATTGATGAGCGCACTTATGAACTAGTCAAGATTGACGATTTCAAGAAAGGAGATTTCCTGTTTGCTAAAAGCAGAACAGGAGATTTAATAGATTATGTATTTATTAATACTGGTGGTTTGAAAGCTAATTTCTTATATAAGGACAAGAATGTTCTTATCTGTAATTTAGAGTTTAACTTTTCTAACAACTATGATATATCAAAGGCTACTCTCGAACAGATTGCCGCTATGAGAAGGCTTTTATCCGAGAATAATTTTACTATTGTTGATGGTGAAGTAATTCCCATTACCGATCCTGTTGTCGGCTTTGTTATTGTCAATGATGTGATTTATCCTGCAAGCAAGATTTATCGAAGCAGGGAATGCGCTATGTATGATTTAAAGAGAAAAATAAACAAAAAATGAATCAAGTAAAATTTGTAAAATTAAGACGGGATGCAGTTCTTCCCGAAAAAAAAACTGATGGTGCTGCCGGGTATGATTTGTATATTCCTGATAACACGTTGATAAGAAAAGGTCGTAATCTGATTAAACTTGGTATAGCCATTCAGATGCCATCAAATATGAAGGCTATCATCAAGCCTCGAAGTGGATTTTCTCTGAAAGGTATTATTGGCGTTGACGGGAAGTATCATGACGCAGATGTGTTGGATGGTGTTATTGATTGTGATTATACTGGTTGTATCGGTGTTATAGTGAAGAGTTTTGAGAAAGAGCCTTTCTATATTGCCGCAAAGGAGCGAATTGCTCAGCTTCTTTTCAGTAATTATATTGAGGTTGAATTTGTTGAGGTTGAAAGCCTTGATTCAACGGATAGGGGAGATGGAGGTTTTGGTTCTACAAATAATTTAGGCAAATGAGAAAGAAATTTTTATTATTTTCGGCTATTTTTTCAATAGTATTATTGGGGTTGTGTAGTTGTTCCAATGATAAGGATGATGAATACAAGGATGCTATTATCGGTACATGGGAACTTGTTCAGGTAAAAGTGGATGGTAGATGGTATCCAATGATAAGACCTACTTACGCTAAGTTTCATCAGGATGGTACTTATGTAGGAAGGGGCTATTTTGGGAATGGTTACGGTACTTATGATATTTCTGGTAAAACCATTACATGTTATGTTGATGGATATGAGTATGTAAGATACGAGATTGTTGAACTGATGTCCAATACCTGTATATTGAAGATGATGATGGGAGGTGACAGTATGGACATTAAATGTGAAAAACGATGAAAACAAAAAAGATAAACAAAATTTACGACAAGGGTTATGATAGTGTACTGAACAAGTATTTTATCTTAGCCATGTTTGTTGAGTTTGGTGAAACTAAGTATGACCGTATCTTCTTTTCTGATAAGAAGGATGCGGATAACATAAAGGTAGGTGATTTGTTATGATTGGAGTTACATTGAATAGCATGGTGAAAATTATAAACCGTGATAAATACATTTCACTTCACGGTGAAGATTCTGTAAGCAAGTCAAATGTGTTCGGTAAATTTGTCACTGTTAAATACTGTTTTGAGAATGGTGAAAAGTTTCTTTGTGCGGATGACCAGGGTAAAGAGTATATTCTTTTCTCGGATTGTATTGCTTATGTTGATCATGTTAAAGAGAGAAGTATTCTTGATGAGGCAAAGGATATCCGCAGCAACAGTAGGCAGTCTGACTATGGTGATGCTGTAGTCAATTTTGAAAACATTTCCAAGATGGCTTCTTTGATTACTGGAAAGGAATTATCTCCTTATGACTGTGTTGCTGTACAGATAGCTGTAAAGCTATGCAGACAGGGATTCCATAAAAAGCGTGACAATATGGTTGATTTGGCTGGTTACGCTGATATAATGCAATTGATAGTGGACAAGGAGAATGTGAAAAATGGGGAAAAAGGCTGACAACGCATTGATTTTTAGGAGAGTTCTAGCGGCAAGCGGACTCTCCGATACTGATGTTAACAGGAAAAGCAGAAAACATGATATTGTTATGAACCGTGCTCTTGTGTGCTGTGTCATGCGTGACATGGGTTTAAGTATGTCTGAAATTTCTGATTTCCTATGTATTGACAGGAGTAGCATATACAATCTTTTAAAATATTCTTCTGAACTTGACGAGAGAGTAAGGGAGATAAAATTTAGGATAAAGGAGGAAAGGTAATGGGTTTGAATAAAGGATGGGGTAAACTTCCCCTTAGTAACAATCTTCTTGTTGACGATGAAAAGCAGAAGAAGATTGATATAGCAAAGCATATTGATGATGCGAATGAGATGGAGTTATGGGCTGCGTCCGCTTATGTCATAGATACCAATCCTGTCTTGTTTTACAAGGCTACACACGTTGTTGACGAGGGTATGTCAGAGCGTTCTTTGCTTATGAAAGCCAAGCAATGGGTTAATTCTCCAAGAATAACCCAGATTGTCAATTATGCCAAATCTTCCATGCTTGCTTCCGATTATGTGACACCATCCATGAGGCGTGTATTGGAAGGGGAGAATAAGGAAAAGACAAAGACTTTAATAAACAAGGATAACCTTGAATTTGAAGATGCGATAAGCCTTATAGAAAGTTTCCTAAAGCGTTCTGATATAGATACTGCTGATTTTAAGGATGTGAAAGGTGCACTTGATATGCTTGCAAAGTTCAAAGGTTGGCTTTCTGATGATGATGCTGGTGAAGATTTCTACGACAAGACCACCATAGCGTTTTTCCCATACGATTGCGACAAGTGTGTCCGTGCCAAGGCAGGGTTATGCAACAAGTGTGTATATCATCGTGAATCAACAGGCGATCTTAGTGATGATGAACGTAAATGGATAAAGGAAAACGATACATGGAAAGGATAGTCTATGTCGGTAAGGAAAGCCACTAATTTGACGGTAAGGAATAAAGAAAGGGAAAGGCGTGTAAGGGAAATAGAGGAAGAGGGAGTATTTGATTATTACCATAAATTTACTCCTGTCCAGTTGTACAGGTACCTTTCACCTCTATGTAGTATTGATGCGTTACGGATATTACGTTTGTGTGTATTATCCGCACAGAGGGGAGATAATATGATAACGTTGAAGTTTATAAGGAGGCAACTGAAATATAAGCCTAGGCGTTCTGTTTTTGATTCATTGATAAATGCCGGATTGATAATAGAATCAGTTCCTAATGTTTTTTCCTGTACGGTGAAGGTGAACGAGTATTCTCATATATTGAGCATGATGCGTATTGATGATAATGCTCCCGATGTTGTAGATGTGGATGATTTAAATTGTTACAAAGTTGTAGCAGAGGATAATATTAGTTACCGTGTTGTTAGCAAACGGGGGAGTGTTATAAAGAGTTTCACTGAAAAGAGTGAAGCAAGCAATTATCTTGACGAACTGTATTTTCCTAAAGGTGAAGATGGTGACGTGGAAGCATTGTCGAAAGAGGAAGAGGAAGAATTAACCATTTGATTAACTATTTTTAATATTGTTTTCTGTATTAGTTTATTTTTTAATATTACTTTTGTCGCATGAGATATTGCTATGATAAAGAACGGTATGATTATCTTGTCAACGAGATTTTAAAATGTGGCAAGATACTTAAAGAGAACACCACTAACGGTAAGGAAGTTAGCTGGAAGGTTTTCTGGATAAGGGTGGACGCTCACAAAAGAAGGCTGTCCGCAATGAGAGAGTTGGACAAAATAAAAGAGGAGAAATATAAAAAATAAAAAAATGGATTTAGTATTAAATTGTAAAGTAAAGAAAGTAGGTCAGTTACAGACTGGTACAAGTAAGGCAGGTAACCCTTGGCAAAAGAGAAATCTTCTAGTTGAGGAAATTGGTTCCATGTATGCCAAAGAGGTGTATTTCTATGTAATGGGCAACCTGTGTGATCTTCAATTGAAAGAGGGTGATACTATTACTGCCCATCTTGAAATCAGAGCAAGAGAATACCAGGGAAAATATTACAATGAAGTTGGGTGCTTTAAGATAGATATGCCGCAACCAGCACAAACACCTGCACCTGCACCTGTCCAGCCTGAAAGACGGGATGATTTGCCCTTTTAAAATTGCAATGCTTTCTGAAATGTGTGATTTTTGCCTGTATTGATTAAATTCTTGTTTTTGTTTGCGGATGGAGGTTTATCTTTTTTGCCATATTTCTGGTTTTCCTCCATCCGATTTTATTTGTAGTGGCATTAAGGAACAAATTTACACCATTATAAAGTATTCGGTGATTCTTTCATGATAGCCGATAGTGGGCGTTGGATTAACGTTCTAAAATGTGTGTAAAAATTAACATTAATGCCATGAGCCGTTTTGATGTATGTGAGTTCTTCAAAATTCCTTCATACAAAATTGAGGAAGATGGAACTATACATGAGAGAACTTTTGCAGACAAGGAGATGGATAAGGTTTCAAACAGCGTGATGATTGATGATGTCCGTTCTACTATGATTCATGTTAACAGGAGGATTCATTCTTTGGTTGACTACATAAAGAGCATTGACGAGAATAAATTTGATGAGAACGTTGTGGTAAAGATAGAAAGGGATGTATTTGAAATACTTATGGATGGGGTTGTATCATGACAAATATGAAAAAATCAACAATAAATCTTATGGAAGAATTTATTCATGAAGCAACTCCCGAATTAATATTAAATGATTGTATAAATTTTGGAATAGAATTAGATAATATAACTAGTGCTACTCCAAAGAAAGTAAAGGAATATATTGAAATGAAAAAGTACATTGGAACAAAACAGATTGAAGCAGAACCTATGACTGTTAGCGAATTCTATCATCTCACAAGGCAATCTCAGTACGGTGAAATGATAGAAAACGGAGAAAGAGATCTTAACGGTTATCGTGTCGTATATGAAGATGGATTTGAAGGGTGGATGCAAGAAGACGAATTTAAGAAATCATATAAAGTGGCTGATACAGTGCTTGACCGCTTGCATATTGAAATGCGAGATTTATACGAGAAGATGGATAAACTTTCTCCATTTATTGAATCCGGCAAGATAGACGAAGTTGTAACAGACAAATATCAGAACTATTTGCTTCGTTTGCAACATTATATCATGAGCAGATATATTAACGTGCTGGAATGTCGTATAGGTAGAATTGATGGCTCCCCCGAAGCACCTCTACATCAAATGTCATTTGGTGATGCCATTGAAATTCTCAAACAAGGTGGTGCTATCCGTAGAAGTGGTTGGAACGGTAAAGGTTTGATGGTATTCAAACAAGTTCCATCTCATATCGAAAGCGACATTATCCCTAAGATGCAATCTCTTCCGCAATCAGCAAAAGACCTTATTGTGAAAGGTAAGGGCTTTATTAACTATATAAGCCAATGTCTTATCTACAATGAGAATACTGGGCGTGCTGATTCATGGGTCCCGTCTATTAGAGATGTGTTTGCCGATGATTGGGAGATTGTTGATTAATACCTAATTTTATTTAAGGCTTAATTCACAATAATTATTATATTTGTACCATAAAAGATCATTAAAACAACATTTGTCTTATGGACTGTTGTTTTAATTTTGAATCTTTTCATATCACATAAAAGGGGTGTTTTATGGGTCAATATCCATTTAGCCATAATCACCCCTTATTTACTAAACACATGAGAAAAAAAGAACTTCTTAAAAAAATGAGAGAATATCAGTCTTGGCGGAAAGGTGCTGATATTCCCATGATGCCACCATCCGAAGTAACTAGGATTATTGATTCTGCAATAACGGTGATAGAAAAGTCTGATACAAGCAAGGCGAATGCTGTGCTGCTCAAAAAAGAAGTTATAGACAAACTTCATATAACTGTGGGTGCTATGATTTTGGATGGATATGACGAGTTTGATTCCTGTGTGAAATATGTTAATGATTTAATACGTGAGTTAGATGAAAATTGATTTGTTTGTAAACGGAAATTTGGTGTGCGACCGAAGCGAAGCGAGGGAGCACAGGGGCAGTCTAGCTGCACAGGGGCAGTCTAGCTGCACAGGGGCAG